CCCAACAACAGGGAAACAAACTTTTGCACTATCCAAAAGCGACGAGGGGTTCTTAGCCCTTTGCGAACACGAAAACCCATTCATACAAGACCTCTGTGCTGTTCGACTCGGCACTAAATCTACCATCGAAGAATCTCGCATTGAACGGTTCATCCAAATAGCAGAAAGAAACAATGGGTATCTACCTATACCACTCAAGTATTATGGGGCGCATACAGGGCGATGGGCAGGCGTAGACAAAGTTAACTTCCAAAACTTACCTAGTCGTGACGTCAAAAAGAAAGCTTTGAAACAAGCAATCATCGCGCCTGAAGAGCATGTCGTTATAAACGTAGACTCATCTCAGATTGAAGCAAGGGTATTGGTATGGTTAGCAGGACAGCATGACGTGTTGCAACAATTTGCTAACGGCGAGGATGTGTATGTGAACTTTGCAAGACGCGTTTATAACCGTAATGATATTACTAAAGCAGAACGAGCCGTGGGTAAAACTTGTATATTAGGATTAGGCTATGGCACAGGGTGGCGTAAACTACAAAACGTATTGAAACTCAATGCGGGACAAGATATGTCAGACCAAGAATCCGAACGGCTAGTGAGACTTTATCGAGAAGTCAACCACGAGGTCGTAAAACTTTGGCAAGAATGTGATCGAGCATTATCAGACATGGCATCATGGCCTGCCGACAAACTTCCTTATTATTTAGATGACCGCAAAGCTATCTTAGTTACGCCGGAAGGTCTCAAACTACCCAACAATCTATACATACATTACCCTAATTTAAAATTAAATGATGGAGACTACACATACAATTCCAGACGAGGAACAATAAAAATCTGGGGTGGGGCAGTCGTTGAGAATATTGTCCAAGCTTTAGCGCGTATTGTTATTGGAGATCAAATGTGTGACATTGCGCGAAGCTATGCACCTGTATTAACTGTGCATGACGCCCTTGTCTATGTTGTGCCTGAAAAGGACGCAGATACAGCTTTAGATTTTATTAAAAACGAAATGAGCACGGCGCCGGAGTGGGCTAAAGGATTGCCAGTGACATGTGAGGGGGACTATGCAAGTAACTACGGAGACTGTTAAATCATCAGATTGTTATTTTGAACTTCCCTATCAATCAGAGTTTACTACAAAACTTTATCTTGCTTGCCAAATGGCAAAGGATATTGACTGGGTGAAATACTATAACTTTGAGTTGCTATATATTGAACAAGAGGTTTTGCGTAAAGTCGATCCATTCTTACGTCAGCTCTACAAAGCTCACAGATTTGAGGCAGGGGTAGTTAGGATGCAACCGAATACTTTTTATGATTGGCATGTTGATGATAACCGAGGCGTCTGTGTTAACATGTTAATTAATCATGCGCAGAGTCATTGTATATTTAGAGACCCTAAAAAAGAGGGTGCAATCACAGGAAAGTTTCATGAACTTAACTATGAACGCGGGGTTTACTATTTTTTCAACAATCAAGTAGAGCACTCGATATATAACTTTGAGGGCACACGATATTTGTTAACCTTGCAATTTGCAGAAGATAAGACTAAACTAGATTTTCATTCATTAGTAAAGGAGTGGCGCGATGGGCGATGGCGGAAAAGGAAGCCGACAAAGGCCAACAAATGAAGAGTTGTATAGCGATGGATATGATCGGATATTCGGTATGCGCTGTAAAGATTGCGATTATAAACAGCGAAGAACAGAAGGACAGCCTGTGCTGTGTGAGACTTGTGGGAAAGAATTATGATTGAGTTTGTCTTAATTGTTAGTTTAATGGGCGACTTCGGCCCCGAACAAAAATATGTAGGTAGTTTTGGAAATTGCCAGCTTGCAGAAATATACTATGATAGTAATTATAGAGGCAAAGAAACTTATAATGGATACAGGTGTATAAGAAAGGATTTATTAGGTGAAATAGAAAAACTTAAACTAGGAGTATAAGCTATGATAGATTATATATTAGCTATTTATATAAATAATGAGCCTCAGTATATAGGCACGTTTATAAATTGCCATGATGCAGAGGCTTATGTTAGAACTTATTACCCCGAGCATGATAGTATTTGTCAACATAGAGACTATATTCATTTACCGACTGATTTAAAAGAAAAATTTTTTGTGCCCTATCCAAACGGCACGTGGGAGACGGTGACACATTAATGGCAAAAGTAAAACAGACTGAGAGAGCACGCGAACCAATACACAAACGGACATGTCAGGGTGGCCGTAAAGCGAAGACAAGTACAATGAGCAAAGACCAAAAACGCTCATTTAAAAAATATAGAGGACAAGGTAGATAATGGTAGACTTTACGTGGAGTTACTCCTCCCTAAAAGAGTATGAGAATTGCCCAAAAAAGTACCACGAAATAAGAGTATTACAGAACTACGAATTTACTGATACTCCTCAAACCATTTATGGTAAAGAAGTGCATGAAGCTTTAGAACTGTATGTAAGAGACAATAAACCCCTAGCCAAAAATTATCAGCGCTTTCAAAAAGTAGTAGATACTTTGATTGCCATACCGGGCGAAAAACTCCCCGAATATAAGATGGCACTAGACAAAAACTTTAAACCTTGTGACTTTGATTCAGATGATAGATGGGTTCGAGGCATTGCGGATTTAGTTATTATTGACGGAGAGAACGCCTACGTCGTAGACTACAAGACCGGAAGCAATAAGTATCCTGATCCTAAACAGTTACGACTCATGGCCTTGATGTTGTTCGCACATTTTCCTAACGTCAACAATATTAAAGCAGGTTTACTCTTTATATTAAAAAATAGTTTTGTTCAGGAGTCGTATACTAGGCAAACAATTCATCAGTCATGGAAGAAGTTTGAACAGGCATTAGATAGATTATCGCTATCATTTAAAGATGATGTGTGGACGCCTAACCCCACGCCTCTGTGTGGATGGTGTCCTGTTGATACTTGTGAGTTTTATAAACCGAGGAAATAATGTATCAAAGAGTTTGTGTGATATGTAATACACCCTTTAAGACTCGTCAGCCGAATCATATTAATTGCTCTCCTGAATGTAATAGTATTCACAGAGTGAACCAAAGATATGAAAGGGACAATCACAATTGGGGAAAATACTACAAACATTTACTATCAACTAAGAAAGAACACAGCTTAACAGTTGCCGAATTAATAGGCAAGACAGCAGAACAAGATTATAAGTGTGCGTTGTCAGGAGTAGAGCTGACGTGCTATCATAAGCGAGGAGAAATCATTCTTACTAACGCTAGTATCGATAGAATTAACGCAGGAAAAGAGTATAATTATGATAATATACAGATTGTCTGTAGGGCGATTAATTCGTTCAGAGGCAATATGAAGATTAACGAATTTATATTTTGGTGTAGCGAGGTAGCAAAAAATGCCCTATGTAAATAAACCTAGACCCCACAAGAAAGAATACCAACAACAGAAAGCTAGAGGTGAACATGCCAAGCGCATGGAGCGCCAGCGTGCTCGTCGTGCATTAGATAAAAAATTGCCTGATAAAAACGGTAATGGTAAAGCAGATGCGCGGGAAGGAAAAGATGTAGCACACCGCAAAGCTTTTTCTAAAGGTGGTAGCAACAAGCACGGCGTGACTATCCAGTCTAAATCTAAAAACCGTTCATTCAAACGTTCATCAAGTGGTAAGCTTGTATCAGAAACAAGTAAACGTGAACGAAAGAAATCTAAGAAATAAATCAAATAACACTTGACTAATTAAAAGTCTTAAAGTAAACTTTAATCTTTATAGGAGAGGTATGAAGATTATTGATAACCATGCGTTGCAAATAAGCGTGTTACCTGCTAACGCTAAAAAAATTACAGAAGAAATAAAAAAATCTAAAATTATTTCTAGTCAAGAGGGAGCATCAGAAGTTCTTATACATTGGGGACTTGATGAAGTGACCAAACTTAACTCATTGATTCGATTCAAGAAACCGGTGCCCTCACCTATTTCCCGCGACTATAAATGGACAGGACGTTTTACCCCGTACGCCCATCAAAAAGAAACCTCTGAGTTTTTATCGATCCGCCCTCGAGCTTTTTGTTTCAACGAGGCAGGCACGGGCAAGACTTCATCAGTGTTATGGGCTTCTGATTACTTGATGAATGAGGGTAAAATCAAGCGAGTATTGATTATATGTCCACTTTCAATCATGACATCGGCCTGGAAAAACGATATTTACAATACATGTATTCATAGAATACCAGGAGTTGCTTATGGTAGACCTGATGATCGGAGAGTCGTTATTAGTAATCCTCAATATGAGTTTGTTATTATTAACTATGATGGTGTTGCTATTGTCAAAGATGATATTAAAAAAGCTAAGTTTGATTTGATTGTTGTTGATGAGGCTAATGCATACAAGTCTGTTTCGACAACCCGATGGAAAACACTTAATAGTATTTTAGAACCTACAACAAGATTGTGGATGTTGACAGGGACACCGGCATCACAATCACCAGTAGATGCTTATGGTCTTGCACGTTTAGTCTGTCCACATCGAGTGCCTAAATTTTCAACTGCGTGGCGCGATATGGTTATGTTTCAACTCACACGATTCAAGTGGCTACCTAAGCCAGATAGCAAATCTAAAGTCTTTCAAGTATTACAACCGGCGATTCGGTTTGCTAAAAACGATTGTCTGGATTTACCTGAAGTTGTGTATCAGACACGAGAGGTTCCACTATCAAAACAAGTAGAGAAGTTTTATAAAGAATTGAAGAAAGAGTTCTTGATTGAAGCCGCAGGTCAAGAGATTACGTCGGTGAACGCGGCAGCTAACATGAGTAAACTCCTACAAATCTCGGGTGGCGCAGTCTACACTGACGATAAAAAAGTTGTAGACTTTGATATTGCCCCACGACTCAAAGCACTACAAGAAGTAATAGATCAAACAGAACACAAGATATTAATCTTTGTACCCTTTAGACACACGATAAATATTGTCGCTAACCACTTAGATAAACAGGGTATTTCAAACGCTATTATTAATGGTAGTGTAAGTGCTACTAATCGCACGCGTATTATTAAAGAGTTTCAAACGGCTGATGACCCGAGGGTTCTTGTTATACAACCTCAGTCAGCATCACATGGTGTAACTTTAACTAGGGCAGACACGGTTGTCTTTTGGTCGCCTGTTTTAAGTGTTGAAGTTTATTTACAATGTATTGCTCGTATTGATCGCGTAGGGCAAAAGAACAAAATGACAGTAGTTCACCTGCAAGGTTCAGACGTTGAAAGAAGGCTGTATGCCATGCTACAGGGTAAGGTAGATGCGCATACTCAATTAGTTGATTTATATAGAGAGGTGATTGAAGATGAGTGATATTAAAGCAGATTCTCTAGTCAAAGCCTATCTCGCATTAAGATTACAACGAGAGAAGCTGGCTAGAAAATATGAGCAAGAAGACAGTGTTTTCAAAGAGCAGATGAATCGCTTAGAGGAAGCTATGTTAAATACTTGTAATGACATTGGTGCTGAAACACTACGCACTGATAGTGGTACGATTATTAAAACTTTAAAAGAAAACTACGTATGCGGTGATTGGGATAACTTTAAGAAGTTTATTCTTGAGAACCAAGCTCTTGAGTTATTACAGCAACGCATAAGTCAGACTAACTTTAAAGAGTATGTCGGAACCCGCAAAGAAGAGGGACTCCCTCCAGGCATCAGCACTATGAGAGAGTTCAAAATAACTGTAAGAAAACCAACCGCTAAATAAGGAGAAATTATATGGCGCAAACAAATGTAGCATTTACGACACCGAAAGGTATCGCACAATATCCTTGGTTATCTAAACCGGATACGAAATTTTCTGAGGAGGGAGATTACAAAGTTAATCTGATTTTATCAAAAGAAGAAGCTTTGCCAATCCTGAAACAAATCAATGAAGTGTATGCAGAAAACATTTCAAAGGAAACAAAGAAAGCTAAAGGTAACGAAATTAAAAAGGCCCCACCACCTTGGCTTGAAGAGAAAGACGACGCGGGCCAACTAACAGGCAATATCATCCTTAAGTTTAAATCAAAAGCCGCATATAAACCGGCTATCTTTGATGCAAAAGGAATGCCTATGGTCAACAGTAGCATTTGGGGTGGGTCTGAAATAAAAGTAGCAGGCACGATTGCCCCCTACTATACAAGTTTAATTGGTGCCGGTGTAGCATTGCGTCTACGCGCAGTGCAAGTTATTCAGTATGTAGATGGTACACAAGGGGCAAGCCGATTCGGGTTTGAAGAAACTGCAGGGTATGTACACGAAGATAAACCTGATGCATCTTTTGAGGAAGCTTTGGTGGAAACATTTGAAGCTCCAGTAGAAGCTTCAGCTCCGAAAGAACCCGAGTTAAGAGCAGATGTTAAACCACCTGTTCAAGCCGCAGATGACCTGTCTGACATCATTAATCAATGGTCACAAGGATAAGCCATGCCTAAAAAATATAGCCAGTCCTTTCTCATTGAATTAGGGAAAGCAGACAACGAAAGATTAGGGGTTAAATTAGCTAAAGCATGTGTCCGTGCCGACCTACCTATTATAGAGGTGGCTAAGGTATTTGGGGTATCTCGTATGACAATTCATACGTGGTTCAGAGGGGGAGCCATACGAGATAAAAACGCAACCAAAATTACAAGTTTTTTGAAAGCGTTGAACGACGCGTGGATAGAAGAGTTTGAAAATAAAACTTCGGCTCTACCTATCGCGCACCCAAAACATGCTAAGGCGTTTTTAGAGGATAGAATTGTCCCTAAAATTAGTTGATCCATTAACCAAAACGTGTACAATAGAGAGTGCCCCCAAGGTTTTTATAGTCTATACTTATAGAGACCTAGGGGCATTTTCTTACACCTTAAGAGAGAAAGACATATAGATAATGCTTAAAGAATTTTATCAAAAAGCCCTCCCAAATGAAGGTTATTTTTGTGTTGCTTATAACGTTCCAAATTCAAAGCCTTTTCCTCATGACTATGTCACAACCCTAGATGAAGCGCTTGATCTCATAGATAAATATAAAGAGAAAGGATTCAATGTATTTATTGCAATGAGTACTTTCAATATTGAAAAGCGAGAAGCCTCTGAATCTAGGTACATTAAATCTTTTTATGTTGACTTAGATGTAGGCGAGAATAAAGAATACCAATCGCAAAAAGAAGCACTAACCGCTTTGATGGAGTTTATTACTGAATGCAAATTACCTGTACCTGCTATCGTTAATAGTGGTGTAGGTATACATGCATATTGGTTCTTATCACAACAAATTACAAGAGAAGTATGGAAGCCATTTGCAGAGCAGTTAAAAAAGCTATGCCTAACAAAAGGTTTAAAAATAGACCCTGCAATTACAGCAGACTCTGCTCGACTGCTACGTTGTCCTAACACTAAGAACTATAAACAGACACCTCCACGACCTACACTGATTATTAAAGACGCTCCAGTTTATGAGTTAGAAAAAATTAAAGGTGCGCTCGACCATGTAGAAATTTCACTAGAAGATATTATGGCAAAAGTTCCTATGTCTTCTGATGATAAAGAGGCTAAGTTTGCAAACTTTGAGAATCGTTTTAAACCCTTACTTATAGAAAGTACAAAGGGGGGAGAACGCGGTTGCGCTCAAGTTAAATACTATATAGATAACGTTAAGAATTGTCCCGAGCCTATATGGTGGCGCGTGTTGTCATTAGCACAAAACTGTGCCGATCGGGATGAAGTTATTCATACAATATCTAAACCTTATAGTAAGTATGACTATAATGAAACAGAACAAAAAGCGTTAAGCACCGCAGGCAAACCACATACCTGTAAAGACTTTAACGAGCATAATCCTAATGTTTGTACAGACTGTCCGCATTGGGAAAGAATTACTACCCCCATTCAACTACATAGATTTCCTATCAAAGCTCCCACATCTGATGATGACGAGTACGAAGTAAAATCAGTAGAGGGAGAGGTTATAGAAAAATCTACTAAAGTGGTTCACGGACTACCTGCTTCGCTTGAAAAGCAGGGGTACTGGGTTGGAGGCAAAAACGGAGGCACGTTTAGGACTGTAACCATGACAGACAAAGGCGGGGCTACATTTAAAGAAGACTTAATCATTTATGAATATACATTAAAAGTAGTTCGGCATGTGCGTAGTTCAGCAGAGGGTAACTGTATTGTTGTAAAGGCTTGGCATCCTCATGACGGCATGCAAGAATTTATATTGCCTATGACTACAGTCTATGAAAAATCGGATTTGAGAAAGGCTCTTACAAGCGAGGGCATTTACTATGAATCTGTAAAACAAGAGGAATTAATTATGAGATACTTTATTGACTACGCAAAAGATATGCAGAAGAGAAGTAAGTATGACGTTATGTATGACCAAATGGGTTGGAATTTAGATAAGTCTTCTTTTGTTGTAGGCACTACAGAAATTACAAAAGATGGGAAAGAGAAGCCTACTCCTATTTCGTCGATTGCTCAAGCCGTTGCACCTTTCTTGACTAAGAGTGGTACCTTTGAAGACTGGAAGATTGCGGCACAGAAACTCAATCAGCACGGCCTTGAAATGCACATGTTTACATTGTTGTGTGGCTTCGGGTCTATCTTGATGGATTACTCATCAACGACAGGCGTAGCTATCTCCTTGACTGGGGAATCCGGTGCAGCTAAGACAGGGGCATTGTACGGCGCTTTAAGTGTATGGGGCAAACCAAAAGATTTATCTGTTATGAATGCCACATCTAACGCGCTACAAGGTCGTTTCTTAACACTACACAATCTACCCTTTGGCTTTGATGAAGTAGGTAATAAGAACCCATATTTATTGTCAGACTTTATTTTAGCTGTCTCACAAGGTAAAGCAAAACTTAAAATGCAGGCATCAACAAATGCCGAACGCGATTATGAGGCGCCTTCATCTTTGATTGCTATCATGACATCAAATCATAGTATCTATGACAAACTTAAAACAATCCGTTCTAACCCTAATGGTGAAGCCGCTAGATTGATTGAGTTCCCTGTGCGTAAGCCTAAAGCATTTATGGACGACGCGAGACTAGGTAAAGAAATCTTTGATGAGTTCAACAGTCATTACGGTTGGGCAGGCCCTGAGTTTGTAAAAGCCGTGTTTAAGTTTGGTAAAGCAACTGAGATTAAAGAAAACCTAGCTAAGTGGGAAACACGTTTTGTTCAAGACTTTGGTAATGATACAGCCTATCGATTCTATGAAAATCTTATGGCAGTGACTATGACTGCAGGCGAGATTGTAAACAACGCAGGCATCCTAAAGATTGATTTAGATCGCATCTATAAATTTATTATAGGCGAAATGATTACAATTAGAGACGAAGTTGTGAAGGTCAACGATGTAGATTACGAGTCAGTTCTACAAGATTACCTTGATGCTAACTATGATAAGATTCTTGCCTTTAAAGATGAGAAGATTTTTTTAGAACCCTTCAGACAAATCAGCGTGCGTGTAGATCACGACAAAGACGCCATGTTTATATCTAAAAAAGAGTTTGATGCATACTTAAGTGAACTACCTATCAGTACAAAAGAGTTTGTCTATCAAATGCAACAACAAGGAGTTGATATCAAAGCCGGTAGTGGTGTTAAACAACGCATGAATGCAGGGTGGAAAGATGTGACTAAATCTGCAACCTCAGTTTATGCAATTAAACTCAGCACGCTAGGCGTGAAACTAAACACTCCAACGACGAATGAAATTGCACAAGGAAATTGAGTGGTTGTTCCCGTTTGATTCAATGCAAGTAGGGGACAGCTTTTTCATTCCGTCTATACAGACAGGCCCGTTAATATTTTCTCTCGAACGTGGGGCTAAGAAGGCAGGCGTTCGAGTTAAAACACAAGTAGTCGTAGAAGATAAATTGATGGGCGTTAGAACGTGGCGTGTGGATTAACTACCGTATTCTCTCTTAATAACATCAGCGGTACGCTTAGATAAAGTGATACCGTTGGTGCTTTCTTCAATAGACCGTAGACGTTCTCTAAATGAACGAGTTAATGTATCACTTGTAATTGGATTAGACCTACCTAATGTGCTTTTATTAAAGTCAGCTATTTTACCGTCAATTTCTCGAAGCATCTCCATATCACCATTATTTCTAGCTAAGAAATGAGATGTGAGCAATCCTGAACGGCGTGCATTAAATGACCTCTCTGCCGCTTTCATGGATTGATTGCGTGCATACTGTAATGATAAGTCTTCATTGGTAAAGCCGAATACTTGTAGGAAAGCATCGAGTCCATTAAGTTCTGTCAGCTCTGCGCCTTTTCTTGTAAGTGCTCCCTCTGTGCCATAACGAAAGGCTTTCATAGGATTACGTAGGAACGCAGGCATCATTTGTTCTAGACCGCGATACATGTTGCCGTTGCTCATATCACCTAGACCTCGGTTAACACTTAAGAAGTATGAGAATGATGGACCTAATGTTTGTTCTGCAGCGTATTGTAATACACCTACTTCAGATACACGACGTGGGTCTTCACGCCATATTAAGTTAGCAAAGCCGGTTCTAGACGCAATGTCTAGGTTAAGTAGTTTATTAAGTGGACCACGATATCCTATATCACCGAAGATTTCTCGAGTAGATTCTTCAAAGTCAAAGGGCTCATCATCATCTCCTAGTAAAGCATAGAGTGATTCTGCTACAACTTGTGTGGCACCATATAAAGGCACGCCTTGCAGCCCTGAAAATGTAAATGCAGCACCATAGATACCTAGTATTTGTTTACGAGCCATGTTACGTACTTCTTTAGTTTCACCTTTATAAGCATCATACATACCTTTAATTAGTAGATGCATCATAGCGTGGCCGTAGCGTTTAAAGGTAAACATCACTTTACCAAAACCTGTTTGGAAATATCTAGGGCCTACTTCGGGTAGCGCAGTACCATGAGAGCGTCGAGTTAGGTCTCGCGCATAAGCTTCCGCATTTACAAAACTGTCCCCTTTTTCTTTAGCAGCTAGGTAGCCTGCTAAGTAAGTTACTTCACGGTTCATACGTTCTGTATTCTGGAACATCCAACCCATCAACGCGTCAAACTTAGCTTTCATACCTATAAAGTCTTTAGCGTTTGTTTTACGCATTTCAGTTAATTCATAACCTACGCCACGTCTAAATACAGTATTGCGTATACCTTGTTCATAGAGTTGTTTAATATCGGCTGGTAGAGCCTCATTAAGTCTGCCGTTCTTCATACCAAAAGAATGGTCGGGTAAGAAGCCTCGGTTACTATCTTTACCCCCGCCAAAGTAATACCTAAATGCTTCGCCTATAGCTTTGTTTGCAGAAGTAAATCCGTATTTAGCAACAAGAGCAGGATAAACAACAATAGCTAACTGCGATGCGTTAACAACGGCTGAAGACACGTTACCAGCAATGGTTGTCATGTAGCTTAAATAAGCGAAGCGTGATGATATAGGTCCTGCTACAGGGTTATGGAAAAAGCTTCGAGCCGCAGGCCCTGAGATTTCTTCTACTGCATAAGCAAGCGATTCATCTAGCCTGGTCTTCTTCTCAACAGTCATTGTAGTGTCAGCTAAAGTAGCTTCTCTAGCAACTTTGCGTTCCGCTTTAATGTCATTGATGGTTTCGTCAATTTGTGGAATATAATCTAAGTTAGCAATCTGTGTAGCCATCCTAGCACCTAAATCAATGAAGCCTCCTACAAGGTCTTGAATCTCACCTTTAGTACCTATTCTTTTACGAGTCTGTTGTTTAATAGATTGAGCAGGCAATAAATCTAAGAATATCTGTCTAACTTGTTCAACTGTTTTAGGGTCAACTTTTTGCTCGTTGGTTGTAGCATCTTTTTTACTTAACACTGCAAGTACTTTATCCATTACTTGAACAGCACCTACAGTCATATCACCGCGCTGAGATACGGGGTCTACACCGCCAGTCAAGAACTCTAAAGTATCATTAGCTTCTAACTCTCGTAGGGCGCGTAGATATTCATTTTTAGTTTCAAAACGTTTAACTGTTTTTAATTGGTTGAAAGCACGTTCAGCTTCAGCTAATGCTTTTTCGTCTGTCAGATTTTCAACTTCCGCTTCAAAGTTTTGTAAGTCCGCTTTTGAAATATACTCAAGACGATAATCACCTTGTCGTCTAAATGGGTGATAAAATTTGAGGCGGTTATTTTGAAACTCTTGGATAACAATGTTGGACTGTGCTTGTGCGGCAGGGTCAGTTCCTACGTTTTTAACGAATGCTTTAATAAGGTTATCACCATACTGTTCATATTTTGTAGTGTACGCAATAGCTAAACCTTGTAGTTCTGCAGGCAAGCGCCTAAATTGCTCAACAAGAGGCTCGGCTTGATTTACATCGCTTAGATTTCGAGGGTCAATGTTTTGTCTTGATAGTTCATAGACGACTGTTTCCCAATCTTGTAATTGCTTATCAGTGTATTTAACTTTAGTAGTCTGGTCATTCATAGCAACACTACCGTCTTTATTTAGAGCAAGCTTCACTTCTTTTGCATTATATTTCAAAAGCTTACGTTCTTTGCCTTGAATGATGTCCATACCTAAATTACCAAGTACATCGACTTCAGCACGTGTGGTTTCAACACTAGCCGCACGCTGTTCAAGCACATCAATTAGTTTTTGAATACTAGGTAAGTACTTACCATATAAGTCTGCCATTGCCTGTAGACCTAGTACACCCATCCATGTTTCTCTTACTTTTGTGGGTAACTGTAAGATTTTATCCCACACGCCTTGAATATAATCTTTAGTAGGCAGAGGCATTTTTTTAATGGTGTCATCAGCAAAGCCAAAGTTCTTAGAGTATTGTGTAGGTTGATATCCGCCCGGAGGATTATTTTTAGAGAACTGAAGGTCAGTATTTTTAGTCATTGTTTCAAGTAAAAGTCTATTGTTTCTACTTGTTGGAACCATTGTACTGCTGTGTAGAATAACTACTTCGTTATCCCCCTGTCCTTCCATTAAAATACTATCTATGACAGGGCGCACTAATTTATTATCATTACTTTTAATAACTACAGGTATTTCTTCAATGCCTGCATTGATAGCCATAACAGCACGATGACGCCCTTCATGAGATCTAACGGTTACTGTCCTAGGCACAAAGTCTACAACTTTTGCATAGCCTGTCATAAAACGTTTTTCTACGTTATCTTCGGGTGTAGGAGGGCGCGTATCAAAATCAGTTACTAAAAGTTCAGATACTTCCATATATTTTGGATCAAACTTACCTTCAGACTCTAATGGTTCGACTGATCCTACACCTTGAGCTACTTGTTTTTTCAAAGCTTTTATGTGATCCAAACTAGCAGTTAATTTTAAAAAGTCTTCTGGGGCCATGTAAGTTAGCCATCCTGAACTTAAATTGTAATCTGCGCTGTTTCCATAATCAGCAAGAATCTTATCTAAAGTTTCGTCTTTAATGCCAAGCTTGGTGTTTATTTCTCGCCTGCTTTGTTTGACATCAGCTGATACCTGTTCTCTGCCTGTGGTCTCTTTGAGAGAAGCACGTAGAGAGTTTAGAATCATGTCTTGAATATCTATATCACTAAATCTATTGACGTCGTAAAGACCGAGTCTACGCAAGAAGTTTTTGACCGCACCAATGAGTCGACGCATAATTGTATTGTTAGGAGCCTGCTCACCTAGTTTAGCTACGACTTCTTGTAGGAAGGGTTTGCTTCCAGGTGTAAGTTCAGGATACAACGCCTCTACTTCATCATAGATTTCTTTGACTTGTTTGTTAGTATTCTTAAGTGACTTGGCTCTGTTAAGAAGGGCCTTGTAGTCTTTGCCTACCATCTTCTCTAGACCATAGTGCTCTCCTACTTCATGGAGTAAGACACGTCTAGCTTGACCTTCAGGAACACGATTAGCTACAATGTATGAGGTCTGTGTACTAGGGTCAAAAGCACCATTAGCAGTCTCTGACATCTTGACAGTATCGGGTAGTTCTTCAACGCTGTTTACAATTTGTAAGCGTCCTCGCTCTTGCATTCTACCTACGTTAGGTCCAAATTCTTGTGTAAGTTCATTACTCACCGATTCACTTGTATTGCCCGTATCGACGGGGGCTACACGAGCCTCTTGTGTGCCTAGAGACGCACCGGTAGTTTCAATGCCTTCAGCGTCTTTGTATTTTTCTGACATCTTGTCAGCAATTTTATTTTTAGCATGAGTAGCCTCGACCTGATCAACAACCTCTTGGTTAAGCATGTTTGCTTCTTTAGCCATGCTCACAATGTCTTTGGATGCTGTATTTAAGTCTTTGAAGGGTATGTCAGACATAGCCGCCCATGTCTCTTCTGCAGTTTCTTCAAGAGCAACAGGGGCTTGTTCTTTGGGTTCTTTTTTAGCTAGTGCTTCAAGTTGTTGTGGGAGTTCTTTATCTTGTTTAATTAATCCCTTAATTTTTTTAATGGAGTCTTTACCTGCTTCAGTGCTAGGATCAAGTAAGTCTTGTTCCGCCGCTATGTCAACAACATCTTTAGTAGTCCCAGATAAAGTATCGTAGGGTGTGTCGGTCTTAAGGTTATCCCATAATTGTTGAGCAGTTAGTGGAGCAGGGCTAACTCCCTCTCCTCCTGTAGGTTCTGGTACATCAACAGTATCAGGTCCCAATCGTTCTCCGACAGGTTCTCTAACTCCTTCGGTAGTGTCGTCGATGGGCTCGACAGGTACTGGAGTGCTAACTCTAGGAGCCTCGACTCCGACAGCCTCTTGATCGCTTTTGGGTTTGGTAACATCAAGTTCTCCTTGTGGTTGAGTTTCTAGTTCTTCTACTATATCATCAGTAGCAGGTGGAGGTGTAGTTGTTTCTTCTTGAGGAGGCTCTGCAGGTTTTTCAACACTAGGTCGAGTAAATGGTGCAGCAGCACCACCAAGGAAGCCGCCTGCAATAGCACCTCGAACAGATGATTCCATGATACGATCCCAATCTTCACTCTGGAAGATTTGTGGATTATTGCCAACAAAGTTTTCTGCACTAATACTAATTGCTTCTTGCGCACCTTCTGTCAAACCTTCTGCGCCTACAGCTTTGAGTCCTTCTTTAAATACAACGTTTGCAAGACCAGGACGCATACCTGATTGTTTTACAACGGCTTTACCAATCGCTGCTTTTTGAGTAGGTGTGATTTTTTTTAATACTGCCGCAGGTAAAATAGCATCAAGTGAAGCGGCAGCCGCACCAAAGATAAGTGCCGCCCCTGTAGCTAGTTCGCCGGTTTCTTGGTAAACATTTTGAAATACTTCTGGAGCATTAAGAGAGTATGAGCCTAAATAAACACCAATACCTTGACCTACGGCTTGGCGATTAGCGAGTGCTGACGCCGCTATTTTTCCAGCGCCTACCTTTGCAAGTTGTCCCCCTACGCCACCGGGCACAAGTGTTGTTGCAATGTTTGGAATTTGTTCAGCAACGGTCTCTGTCGCAAATTTAAGGGCTTCAATAGGACCGCTGACTTCTTTAAATGATTCAAACTGCGGTCTATATTTTTCTCGAATGATTTGTTCTGAGGTTTCAGCTTCTTTGAGTTGCTCTTCAGCATATTCATCAAAGCCTAAAGAACTTGCAATCATAGCGGGGATAACGTCCCCAAAAGTAGAAGCTACTCGTTTTTTACCACGACTAAAGGCTTTGCTTGCAGTTTCGCCAAACCCATAATCAGGTCTAGTTTCTTCAGGAACAGGACGTGCAGATTGTGCCGCAATTTGTTCTACGGCTTGAGCAAGTTCTTCAGCAGTAGCCCCTTCTGGTCCAACGAGTCTTACCGTCTGACCATCGGGTAAAGGTACGTTATAAATAGGCATCGTTCGCCCCTATATTTGAGTAAATTGTCTATTACCTACAGTTGCTGAGTTGCTAAGAGGCGCGACAAGGACTCTAGTAATATATTCGTTAAGTGTTTTGTCCATCTCTTCTTGACTCATATCTTCATCATCAACTTTTATTTGAAGGTCTCGTTTGAGATCTTGATAGTCCTGAGAATCTAATAGATCAATTATCTGTTTACGATATTCATCTTGAGCGTCTTGGGCCATTTTGAGATATTCAAAGTCAAGGTCTGCGCCTGCTTTAGAAAGTTCAGCTTCTCTGTCAGCTCTTGCAATATCAAATGCGCTCATCGTAGACACACCAGTCTCTAAACCTGCACCAACATTTTGTAATCCATAAGGTGATTCGCCTTGCATTGTTTTAGCGCCACCAAGAGCTAAGGCTAGGAACAACTCTTTTTGTTTTTGTTTGTCTTTTTTAGCTTGAAGGTCGTCAAGATAAGCTTGTTGTTTAGCAATATATTCTTTTCGTTCTCTATCTGCTCTAGCCTGTTCAAGTTCTGCTTTAGTTGTTTTTTCAAGGTCCTGTCGTGCTCTTTCTGCCGCAGCTTCTTGAGCTGAGTTATACATTGCAAGGCCGCCTATACCTACAAGACCTGTGGTTAATGGGTTAGCTCCAGCGCCTCTATATAATGCTCCTGCGCCTTTGCCACCATATTTTATACCTGCAGCCAATCCGGAAGTTAGAAGGTCATCAATCTTACCTTGGCTTGGAGCTACGGGCTGTTGTTTTTTAGGGCGTCCGGGTCCTTTTTTAGGTGCAGCTTTAGGTTGTTTTTTAAAACTCTGTAAGATTTGTGGTATTCTTGCAACTTTTTTAGCGCCTGGAATTTTTCCTAAAATAGACTTAATACCTTGCTGTCCTTTTTTAGTTGATGCAGTCGCGCCAACAACACCTGCACCTAATAAAGCTTTATCCTCATTAGATAAACCCTCTTCCTCGTTTGCAGCTGCTTGTTCTGCTATTATAGTCGCGAACTCTTCGTCGTCATACAATTCTGCCGCGCCTGCCTCGTTAGGAGTAAGAGCTAAACCAGGAATTCCAAATGCTTTTAGTAGTAAACCTTCGAGGGCAAGGTCTCCCCCTATGTCTGCAATATCACTTTGCTGGCCTTGGACAGGTCCACCGCCCTCAGCAAAAGACACAATACCACCACCTGCGTAGTTTTGTCCTACATTAGGTGCAGGCAGATTAGCCACACCCGATTGTTCAGGAGGTACAGGCATAGGCGCCATAGCTTGAGGAGCCATTTGACCTAACGCTTGTTGAGGTGACGACTCTTGTACTAACTGTTCAGTGACAGTATTATTAGGCATTTGAGCCGCAGCTTCAGCTTCCATCTTTTGCCGACGGCCAAGTTCACCTGCTAATAAGTATGTTGGGACAGCGCCTGTAGGGTTCTGGAGGTTTTGAACAATAACCTCAGTAGGCATTCCTTTAAGTCGATCTTGAAGTTGTATAATATTCATATGTTAACTCAACGCTCCATAGAGGCCTGCTAATCCAGCAACACCACCACCGATCTGTGATGCTAAACTTGGAGCCGGTGCGTATGTTACTTGAGTAGAACCTAATGCACCTGCAGTACCACGTAGTATGTTTGATTGATATTCGAGCAATTTTTTCTGATAGTCTTGCTGTTCCATGAACTCTTGATATTTAACATTATCAATTTGTTGCTGTAGAAGTTGTTTCTCAGCCCCTGATTGAGCTTGCGCTTTTAGTCTTTCTAAGTTAGAAATTTGTTCTTGTGCGCCTATTGCAGCAGTTGATTTACCTACGTCAAGCCCTGTTTGTAACCCTGTAATACCTAAGTCACGACCAAGTTGGGCTTGATACTGTCGCCCTTTTTCACCAAATTCAGCTCCAGCTAGTTTAGCTGCAACGTCTGCTTGTTGAGCTTGTAAGCCTCGACCTTCGTCTGCTTGGAACGCCGCGAGTGCTTGTTCATAGGCACGTTGGCCACCTTTAGCTTGAATGTCTGCTAATAATTGTTGAGTGTTTCTATCAGCTTCAGATTGCATTAATGCTTGTCTAGCACCGCCAAAAGTACCTCGATCGATAGCGCCCATACTGCCTGCAGCTTTTTGTATATCAGCTTGTCTTTGGGCTTCACGTTTTTCTACATCAACAACACTCTGCATATAAGGGTCCATATATTGTGCTGCTGTGCCGGGATCAGTAAATCGTCCTGTAGATATATCCGCTGGTGTAAATGAACCTGGAGTGTATCCAAATGCTTGTCCAAGACCTTTGGCTGTTGCCATACCAGCTTGCCCGCCTACTGCGCCTATCGTGCTTTGTGCAGTACCGAAACTGCCAGGCGTTGTCATACCAGCGATCTCGGTTTGAACCGCTTTTTGTTCTGGGGTAAAACCTGCTAATCGTTCACCTGTATAACCTACATAAGGTTTAACGCCCGTAACTCTACCTGAAGAGTCTGTTTCATAAACCTGTTTACCAGATTGTTTTAACAGCTCTTCGTAAAACGGTTGTGCATACTCAGGTAGATTACTTGAGTATGTAGTAGATTCTTGCTTACCTCCGCCGCCGCCACCACCGCTCATAATTTTTTCTCCATTACATATCGCATTGTCGTAAATCCTGCTTTTTGTTGATATAACCTTGCTTGCGCTTCTTTTGCCCAAGCAGCCGATTTTGTTGCCCCTTGCAGTTTAGCCCATGTTTCTACTTGACTAAATGTTTCATCATTAACTATGCCCCTACCGCCTAATGCAGTAATGAACATAACCCGTTCATTAGGGTAGTTTACAAATTCTACGGCCATTGCACCTACTATTGTATCATCTTCTATGCCAACTAAAAGTGTTTGTTTACCTTGTACTAATAGCACTTTCAATTGATCTATTGTGCAATCACCAGTATTCGTTTCTATTGAGGCTTTTAAATAGCCTTCTACGTCTTTCCAAGTTTGATAGACTTTATCAGAGCCTACCGTGTGTACCTGTATCATCTGGGCATATACTTTCTAGGGTCGATTTGACGCCCTTGTTGTTCAGTTCCTGTTCTAGCTTTTCTTACTCTATCCATCATACTGTATAAGCGTTGAGCTCCTGCATCTGATGAGCCATTACCTAAATGACTAACGACATCAGCTGGAATTACGAACTCACCTTCTGATAATCTAGCTTGTTGTTGACCATCTATATTAGCACGAACACTGTCTGACATACCATCACCAATATGACCGCCGTCTAAATAGCCTCCTTGCGCTAGTAATCGTAGACCACTATCACGTTTGAGCGCTTCAGCAATGCCTGTATCCATGCTTAAATCAAGTTGACTTGTAGGGTCATATCGATCTTTTTCTCTAGCATCATCAAGATAATCTGTACTCGGCATCAAATCACTTTCTTCAATACCACCCATCAACGCACCGGCAACAGGAGAGCCTAATTTCATACCGACTTGAAGAGGACTTGCGGGAGTAATTTTTCCTGTCGGGGCCATAAATTTTCCGTCTATCATCTGATAGTCTTTAGGGAGGTTACTCAAATCTGTAAGCGTTCTCATTTCCTGCGTTCCTAGATTTGTGGCTATCTTATCGTACGTACTTGCGCCAGGATTCATATTTGAAAAAGCTGGGCCTTGAGTCATTTGAGGCGCACTTTTTAATGCTGGGCTATAAGTGCCTGCTGGAGCGGAAAGGGGGGCTGTTGCTTGAGCTGTTTCCGTAGCGGGTGAAGAAAAAGGATTAAACCCTCCACCAGAACCCATCAAAGCTTGATTAAGCCCTGCACCAGAAACACCTCCCATACCACCTGAAACTGTTCCCATAATAGGGTCTTGGCCAGTGGCTGCAGCCAGAGCACCTCCAGATAATGCACCAGCCAACAAAGCGTTGCCAGTAGCGCTAGTTACACCCATACCTCCAAATAAAGGAGTACTCGCTCCTCCAGTAAAGTATCCTGCAGCTATAGGAACCGCAGCTCTAAAAACACCACCTAAGTTAAATGCTTCAGGCATACCTGTGTAAGGGTTTTTTGTTAAAGAAGTTCCACTTTGTTCGGCAAGTCTTTGTAATCCTGCAACTTCTTGGGGTTGCATGTGAACAAGCATTGAGTCACCACCCCGACCAAGCGATGCTAATCCTTGCGCATCATCGACCATACCGCCTTCTGCAAAGCCCATCATACGTTGAGCCTGCATACCCATAGGAGCCGCCGTGCTATATGCACTTCTTGCATCAGGTTTTTCAGCAAGGCGCCTAGCATAGTCGTAGTCTTCCATTCGGTCTTGTTCATTACCTAGCATCATGCTTCGCCTTGCCATTTCTTGTAAACGGTCATAAGGAAGTCTATCCGTTGACACATCAATCATTGGAGTTGTCGTTTTGTTCACATCGCCACCTTTTTTAAAACCTAAATAGTTTCTAAATTGTTGTATTGCCCCTAAACCTTTGTCATATGCATTTTCTAAAAAAGAAGGTTCCTGTATAGGTTTCCCATACAACTTTGCGCCCTCCCTTCTTACTGCGTCTGCAACAGCTTCCATTCGTGGAGCTACGCCTGAATTAGATTCTTTCGCTTTTACATAGTCTTGATTTCTTAAAAATTCATCTGCGGCTTTATTATAATCTTCTGCCGTTTTTGCTTCCGCTAATATTTTTCTAAAATTAGGGCTCTGACCTAGATCACCTCGATATTCTGCCTGCACTAATTCTTGTCGAAGAGATGGAGAATATTTATCAAACATACCCATGCCTTCTCTAGCTTTTAGTCTATTTAAATGATCTTGATAAGCTTTGTCAAACCCACTTAATGAGGTTTCTCCTTCAGCATAAGCACCTGTTTGTCCTATACCTCTAGTTAAAACGCCTTTTGAGTCTTTGTAGTAACCGTCTACAAAACCTTCTAATTCTACAATTCTTTTTTCTTCGGGTGTTAAACGCCTATTTAAACGTTTTTCAACTTCTGAAACAGCTTTTCCCCCTGCATAATATGCATTTGATTTTTTAAGTTCTTCCAACGATGTATAAGGATTTTCTTTTGTACCTTTTTCAGCCATTTTGTTTCACCCTTGGAGCGTTATATAGGTTAATAGGAGGTAGCTCCAAATTATGCCAGTCTAGATTGTCTAATAATATCATGTAATTGCCTCTTTATAAACCTTTATTCACGTCCAATATACTGTATTACCCCATAAGATGAAGGTATCTCAGGGTGTGCATAAGGACTTGTTTGTGCCGCTTCGTACTCTAAATAAACTCCGTCTACTGGCCCAGTGGTGTTATATGCTTGTTCTGTTGCCCAATACAATGCTACTGATTGTCCTGCAAGGGCTTCCCATGTTACAAACCCTGTTAAAGCAGCGTATGAAGGTACAACATTACTTTTAGCTGAAGCTATTGTAAATTTAGTTGCACTGTCTGCTAAGTCTGTACCATCAATCTGCATCCAAACAACTGCATCGTGAGCTGAAGTATTATCTGTATTTATACTTTGTAAGCGATACTCAATCTTATAAGTGCCATCATAGTTTGCCGTAGCAGTATTATCTGCATTTAATGTAAACCCTGCGACATCTGGTGCATTGTTCCATAATATTTTAGTTGGCGTGTTATCACCTGTAGCATATTGAGCAGCGTCGTAATAAGCTGCAATATGGGGAAAGTCAATGTTAGCCCCACCCTGTCCAATTAATATCTGCTCAAAGCTTGAGTCAACTTGGTTAAAATATAGTCGTAACTGATTACGAAACTGCGCCTCATTATTTATTTTATAGTCATTTTCAGATATAACTAAGTTAGGGGCTTTAGTAGTCTTAAACGGGGCATGAGACATTAGCGTTTACCGTCCTCACGACCATCAACCCTTGGATAACCTAACTGCCATTGAGTACCAATACCATCTGACTGAACTTTAAAGTTCATTTGGCGTCCACGCGCTCTTAAGAATACTTGGTTTGTATATTGGTCAATAGTTGCTGAAGTAACTACAGGTTTAGTATTCGAGTTACCACTAACATCAGATGTTGCAGGGATAGCACCTGGGAAGTTACGTACCCCTACAGTAATATCAACTTCTGGAGTTAGTGCAGCACCCGTTACAGAATTAACGGTGTCCGAATCAGTAAAGTTAACATCTGGAATCACTCTATTAATTAATATAAATTTATCACCATCACCAATGTCCATATCAGCAGACTCAATATAAGAAGTAATTGGTTGAGGTGCAGCCCCTAGTGGTTGTCCATCGTCGTTACCTTTTTCATGTGCATAAACCCAACCGTCGTTAGTGGCAATAGGAAAGTCAGTCACCCCTGCATCTAACCATGCTGTTCTGTCTAATGTACCATAATACCAAATCTGTTCTTGGTGATTATAGATAACATAACGATCAATATCTTGTGAACCTTCAGATACATAGAACCACACTACCTCATTAAACTCATTGTTAGACCCTGCAAAAAATAGGTCTGATTGCTCACGGTTAATATCATCAAAGATATACTGTTTTAATGTACAAGGTAGAGTATCAACACGACCAGAGTATGCATAGAATTTATCTGTCCCCATCCAATAGACAACGTTGTTTGCTTCTGCTACAACGTTCGGACCCATAATATTAACGTTAGAAGAGAGTTCTTGTAAGCCAAATACTTCTGCCGTACCTAGAAACTGTAGGGAACTTAGTGAAAAGTCAGTCCATATCAATGTCTCTTGTCGTGTAGACTTGGCTGTAATAATACGAGAACCTGATTTTAGTCGTAAGAACCCTGCACTATTTATTGCAGTAGGTTGCCATTTTTCTGGTTCAGGTCCGACTGTCGCATCTACATTCGACCATCTAATAAGCAAAGGATCATAAGAACCTAAATAGTCTGGAGATGCTGCACCTGCATCATAGTTAGTACATGCTAAAGCTAATAAATGTCCACTTGGTGTAAACATAATTTTACCCACTTGCTGTGGCACAGCGACTGCACCTGCTATAGAACTGAGTAAAACTGCGCGGTTAGTAAAGCCTGTGTTATAAACCCAATAATAGATATCAGCGTCTCTAATATTAAAGATTAAGTCATTATTAAATTTATCTTGGAACTGAAGTCGAGGTATAAAGTAGAAAGGTACAGTAGAACCAGAACCCCAAGTACCTCGTGACCAAGTATCTGTACCCCAGCCATAACCTGCTGTAGCAGTAGCAAGACCTACACTAATTTGAAATGCTGCTGTTATCCCTGTACCACCACCAGATGCCACTGTTGAAGTCGCTGCCGTTGATACTGTAAAAGTAAAAGTGTTTGAATCAACAACTGTAATCTCATGTTCAGTATTTAATTCAGCAGCTGGTACTCCACCTACATCTGTAGAACCACTAAAAGTAACATAGTCTCCTGTTAATGCACCATGTCCTGAAATAGTTACTGTAACCGTTGTCGACGTATCTGTTGTCGCAAAACAGTTGTCTGTATTAGGGGTAGAAATAGTTGTTCTAATAGGAGTAATGTCATACAGTGTTGTACCCGCATTGACATACATTTTCTCATTAGTGCCGATAGTAATAAGAATAGACCCGTCGAGAGTCACATAACTAAATAAACTACGTGCTTGGCCGGAGTATTGGTCAAAAGTCTCTACTTCCCATCCACCAATCTTTTCAGGGAAGCCTTGTCTAAACCTAATTTTGTCGGACGCCCACCATCCACCCTCTTGTGAATAGTTGGTTCTATCTCGGTTAACTCCTGGTTTAAATCCTAATTTAATTAATGCCATTATCGACCCTTGGCTAATTGGCCACCAAAATAAAATTCAACAATCATTGTGCACCACTGAAAGATTTCATCAAATTTAAAAAGCCCTTTAACTGTTTGAAATTGTGTATTGCCGCCCCATTCAAATAAACCAAAGAAAAATGAAGATGGCTCTTCTTTGACCTCAATCACAGTGTCTATTCCAATCAATCCAGCAAGAGGATAAACAGCAACTAACGCTAAGATAATGAACATAAGAATTCGTCTGTTCCAAGCTGCCATTGGAGACTCATCTTTTGAAAATTCTCGAGCTTTGTCTATTTGTTCGGACTTAGCCGCTAGTGCTTGAAGCATCAACTGTTGTTGATCGTGTGCTTGTTGAGACTTGATTGCTAAAAGTTTAGCAAAAAATCCTAAACCGATTGGGATAATATGCTGTAAAAGTGTTAACATAATTTGTCCTTATTTAATTAGCTAGGGTTTTCCAGTGCTTGTATTCTTGTTTCTAAATCTTCTATCTTGGTAATAGCTTCTTGTAGTGCTGCTGTTAATAATGGTACAAGTTTAGATTGGTCTATGCCTTGATAGTCAGGCACTTCTTTTGTTCTCATAACGGCTCTAGTTACTACATTACCATCATCATCTAATACTTCTGGAGTAACTTCATACTCCTCTGTACGCATAGCATCTTTAGTTCCTGTTACTGCTTCAGGAATAACTGTTTGTGCTTCGTGTGCTATAAAACCTTCACCATGAGAACCATCTTGTCTCCATGTCCAAGTACTAGGTTTAAGTTTTTTTAATCTGTCTATGCTACCAGACATTAGTGCAACATTTTCTTTTAATCGGTAATCAGATGAGGTGTTGTAAGCCACATTTGTTCCGCCAACACGAGTAATTGAACCAACCTGAGAACCATTCCAAAACTGGATGTAATCAGCACCATTGCCGACACTATTCATAGTTGCACAAAAGTTAGAATTATTCGCTGCAACAAATTTACCTGAACCAACTGCAGAAGATGTATTAACTAATACATTACCACCAACAGGATTCAAACCAATAGATTTTAAGCTGTTGTCAGAGTTTTGAGCTTGTAACCAAACAACATTTCCACTTTCAATGCCTTGATATAATTTTGTTCCAGTAGCAGCCGAAGATAAACTAAACAAAGCATTAGATTTTGTTGTCGTTTCTGTTGCAGTTGCAGCACCTATTCCACCCTGAACATTCAATTCTGTGTGTGGACTACTCGTACCAATACCTACATTATTATTAGTAGCATCTACATAGAGTGTGCCTGAATCAAAGTTAACATCGCCTGATACCCCTCCATCAAAAGTAATAGCTCCAGTAGACGAAACCGTACCCGACACGCTTAGATTATTTGTGACTGTGACGTTGTTGCTTGAGTCGACCGTTAAGACATCGCTACCATTTTGTTGGATTTTAGATGTGGTACTGGTTGGGCTTTTAATGCTGATTGTCATTACTGAACTCCGTCTAATCGTTCCTGTGTAGGTTTAGCTAATGTTGGGTGATTCCAAGATTTTATGTAGTCACCTCTGCCATCGCTGTCATTCTGAAGCACGATTGTACCTTCAGGGGTAAAGTCTTCATTAGTTAAATTTGGGTAAAGCGTTGTTATTTTTTCGTAAAGTGTCATGTTTTATCCTTAAGCTTGTTGTATTAAATGTGCTTGTATTAGTGTTCTAACCTTAGTCCCACCTAAAACTGTTGGAGTGCTTGCACTTTGCTGATAGGCATATAATTCTATATAATCTGTAGTTCCATTTAAATATACAATACATGAACCACTTAATCTCCAATCATTAAGTTGAGCAGATGAGAATCTATTTCCAGCAAGAAATAAATAAGTACTACCATTTCTATATATAGCAATATATTGATATGCACTTGGAGGAGAATCAAAATTTACAATAGCTTTCACATCATAATACCCAGCAACTGATGGAGTATATCTATAATTTGTTGCATCTAAATCACCAGTAGTATCAAATGTTGATGAATTAATTTGGATTTTTGTCCATGTTGCTTGGGACATTGATTGACTTCCACTCATCCATGCCCAAAGTATTGGAATACTATTTGCTGCTGGTTTATATCCATTAGCATTGAACTGACCTACCTCTGTAGGGCTATCTGCATTACCGACACCAATCCTTAGTGTTCCATCAGGTGTTGCTGGCTGATAGATGGTAAAGTTATTAGAGGAAGTAGCATCTGTTCCTATTTGAATATTATTTGCAGCATACCCGTTCGCGTCAAATCTGCCTACCTCTGTTGGGCTATCTGCATTGCCATTACCGATCCTTACTGTGCCATCGGGGGTGCCTGGGGTGTAAATGGTAAAGTTGTTGGACGCCGTTGAATCGGTACCAACTTGGACTTTCTTTGTTTTTATTGTACTCATTCGGCTTCCTCTGCTACATTCATTGGACTTGCTTTAGTCCATTTAAAATATTCTTGATAGTCTGTGTTTGCATTATCAGCAGGAATTATTGCTCCATCTGACCTAACAACACCTAAGTTATCTTGCATTAATTTATATGTGTATTCCATCTATAACTCCGCACTAAAAACAAAAGTTGACCTAAATCCTACACCTGATGTAGCTGCCCAACTTGCTGGACTAGTAGCAAATAAACTTACAAAAGATTTATCTGTTAAAGCAGTAGCAGCAACAGTTAAATCAAATGTCCCACCTGTATCAATTCTATAAACTCTGTTAGCTGTTCCAGAATAACTAAATGTCAATGTTGGTGTAGCTCTCATAGCAGTATTGAAAGGAAATCCTATAATTCCTGTAGGTGAATAAGCATTAACTCCTGCATCTATAACTTGATAATACCTCTGAGACCTATTTAACTGTACATCATAAGGTAAGTTCTCGAAGTCACTAGCACCTTCACCGACTTCTAATTGCACGGCTGTGATGTTCATATAGTTAGAAGTAGCATCGGCTAAATTAGATACTCCAACAGCTCTATTTGCAGCTACAGCTGCTCCCCATGATGTTTGTAATGTTCCTGATGTGTAAGTAGAGCCAGCACCCAACCAGAAATATAAGTATAAAGCACCACTATTATTATTAGCTAATGTTCCAGTAGTATCACCTGCATAAGTAATGGTTTTCTTTTCCCAAGTATCGGACGAGTTTACTGTAAAAGATTTATTAATATGTCTTGCATTAGTTCCATCAAACAATTCAGCAATGTATGTACCTGTTTTGTTTGATTTTACCCAAAACGATAGAGTAACTGATTCAGCATTAGCTGTACCTTTTTTAAGTTGTTGTAAATTTTGACCTTCAATACCTTGTGATAATAATAAAAAATCACCTGCAGCTGGACTTGCATCTGCTGTGGTACATAACATTTTTACGCTACTTGCAAAACCTTGTCCACTAGGCACATCTGTATCTTGACTCATTGTCCAAGTGCCCATAGTGTTAGGTGACCAAGCAAATCTATCAACACTATAATAACCACCAGAAGTAATAGAAGCAGTTGATGTACCTCTTTGTGCTATCTGCATATCTCCGTTGATAATGAGGTTACGATAAGGCCCACTAAAAACGTTAACACCGCCGACAGTCAGACTACCTGATACTGTAGCGTCACCTGAGAATGCTGGGTTAGTAATGACTGCACCCGCTTCTACCTTGTCTACCCCGGTGGTTCCTTTTACTTTTGTAGGCATATTATACGACCGTCCATGTTGAGCCGTCTCCGACTGTTACTGTTATTCCATCATCTATAGTGATTGGCCCTGCAGTGATCGCGTTTCTGTTGTCCGATAAAGTATAGTCAGTATCTATGGTAATACTGTTTTCTACAAAGCCAATTCCGTTAATAGTTACACTGCCCATATTATACTCCTTATTCGTCCGCCGGTTCTGGTTCGTTACCTTCTGCTACCCATTCTAGGTATTCTTGGTAGTCTGTGTTAGCTTTGTCAAATGGTATAAGCGTATATGTATCATCGCTAATTATTTTTTTAACTTGATTTACTGTTTGTAATGCTTCATTTCTTACTAATTTATATATAGCCATAATTATAACTCCGAGATAAATGCTAATTTACAAGCTACATCAGTTGTGTCTATAAAACAAGCTTGACCTTGAACTCTAGATAATCCTGATAAAGATATATACTCGTTTGTTGTACCACCTTGACTCCAAATTGATACACTTGTTGCATTGGATGTACCATTACCCGCAAAGACTCTAAAATTAGTTGCTGAAGCAACTTCAATACTTGGGTCCGTTCTCATATTCACTGGAAATTTGATGTTTGCATAAGCTACTGCTGCTGTATACATAGCACCATTTGCTACTGCCCTTGCATTTCCTTCACAATGTAAATAGTAATACCTCTGACATCTTGCTAACTGCATATCGTATGGCATAACTTCAAATGGTGTAGCTGTGTCACCTACTTCTAGTTGAACGCCTGTGATGTTAATGTAATTATTTACAGCATCCCCTAGGTTAACTTGCCCAACAAATCTATCTGTTGCTACAGCACTTCCCCAAGATGTTTGTAATGTTCCTGATGTTTCAAAAGTTCCAACCGCTAAAGCAAGGAAAAGCAGCATACTTTGATTATTATCATTATCTAATACTCCTGTTGTATCACCAGCAAAAGTAATTATTTTCTTTTCCCATGTATCTGCTGTGTTAATGGTGTATGCTTTACTTATATACCTAGTATTGTCTGAATCATATAAGTTTGCAATATATGTTCCAGTCTTATTAGACTTTACCCAAAATGATAAAGTTAATGATTCAGCATTGGCAGTACCTTTTTTAAGGTGTTGTAACATTTGTCCTTCAAATCTTTGTCCTACCATTAATCTTTCATTTGTTCCAACAGCAGAAGCAGTAGTACATTGCATTTTTAAACTATTGCTAAATCCTTGTCCTGTTGGAACATCTGTTGATTGTGTTTGTGTCCATGTAGCAGATGAATTAGCATAGCTTGTACTCCATCTATCAGCAGTACAATATCCTCCACTAGTAATCCCTGTTACACTCGTCCCCCTCTGTGCTATTTGCATGTTGCCATTAATTATGAGGTTCTTCGTTCCAATAGGAGACGCGGCGGCCGGTTGGTTTGATCCGTCGTTGTAGGTTACTCCAGCTGTTCCGTTAAGTTGTAGTGCCATTATTCATCTCCACTCATTTGAGCTTCTCGCTCCGCTAAAAATGTAGCGTATGCGTCTTTTACTTCTTGTTTGTGAAACTGTTGACACATAGCTTGTACATCTGCGTGTTCGTTGCTGTAGTTTTGACCTGGTGCTATTACCCATCTGTGATATGTTGACGATATAACTTTACCATCTTCTACAATGTCAGTTCTTTCACGCACTTGAATATGTTTGTAGTCACCGACTACTTCTATTTTATCTATTGTTTTTGTTTTAGTTATTGCCATATTTATTCCTTAAACTTTTTATACTTGAGAGCGATATGTAAATACGCATCTGCACGCTCCTACTGCAGCCGCAGTTTCTCCATCTGAAGTAGAATACAAAGTCGTTGCATTTTTGGATATTCTCCAAAATCTATTAGTAGTATATTTTGCATAACCTGTTGTTCCATAATTGCCATAACTTTTAACTAGAAATGGAAGACCACCAATATAATAGTCTGTAAAAGAAGTTGCAACATTAAATTGAAACATCACAGTAACCATTTGACCAACTTTTACATATACACCATTAGGATTAGTAAATGCTCCTGTAGCATCTCCATTTGTTGTTGGTGTCCATGTTCCTTCTTCATAATCATCTAATAAGTTAGCAGATGCTGTACCACCAAGATAGATACCGCCTGTAGGGCTTAAATTACCACTTCCATCATCCGTTACTATATTCCCAGTCCCAGTCGGTAAAGTCAGCGTGGTTGAGCCTGCGACGTCGGGTGCGGCGATTTCAACTTGACCTGATGTGTTTCCTTTGATTACTATGCTAGACATTATCTAGTTCCTCTTGTGTTGGCTTGGTAAGGGTTGGATGATTCCATTCTTTGATATAGTGTTATTATCTTTTCATATAATGTCATAATCTACCCTATCAATTTAAATCCTGAAAGCTCTGTATAATCTACGGAAAAATTAATAAAAGGGCTTCCAGAAGTTACTCTATCGCATTGTCCGTATAACTCTAATTCATCTCCAGCTGACAAATTAATAATACTTGCCCTAGTCATATGAAATGCTCTTCCGTAATTTGCCGCAGGAGCAAAATAAACTCTATTATATCTAACTCCATTAATATATAGATATGCAAGAGTAATGTTTGCTTGTGTATTTGCACCAGCATCTATTCTTAATGAATAATTAATTTGATAAAGACCCTCGTGTCCAGAAGGAATAACAATTTTAGAATTTGCTGTATCAATAGCACTATTTGTATCTGTAATTACAGTATCAAGTAACACCTTTGTAACTACATTGTCACCTATAGTTTGATTTGAACCAGAGTTAGTCATTGCAAATACTGGTCTATTAGATATTACTACGTTATCTTGGTTAATTAGTCCATCAGAAGTTACTTGTGCTTTTGTAATTCCATTAGCCTGTATCTGAACTTCGCCGGACGAGTCGGAAACTAGCTGTAAGCCGTTTGAACTATCTGCATTTATTCGTGATGCCATCGTTATCCTTTTTCTCTAAATTATAGCACGACCCAACGTTGTCCCGTCGGTATAGTCACCGTTACACTCGGGTCTATTGTTATTGGCCCAACACTCATTGCGTTTTGCCCAGTTGATAAAGTGTAGTCTGCACTGATCGTTGTTGTGTTTTCGTATAAGACCCCGCCTGCTTTTGCTACGACTAAGTTCCCACTGGTTGAGGGTAAGTTGATTGTAGTAGACCCTGCCTCGTCAGGTGCAGATAAGGTTACGGTTCCGCTGGTATTACCAGCAACAATAATATCAGCCATTAATCAGCCTCCTCTGCTACATTCATTGGACTTGCTTTAGTCCATTCTACATATGTTTGGTTAGTATTATCTACTGGAAAAGATGTAAAACTACCATCACCATTATCTATAATAATATGTTGTTGAGTTACACCATTTACACTTTCTGTAATAATTGTTTTATATGTCATATTATAGCTCCGAATTAAATGCTATATAATTAGTGCTACCATTGGGAAGAACTGCATACATTTTTTGTGCTGTTAGTCCTGTAGATGTAAAATTCATAGTACAAGAATCTGTGCCAGATTCAGCAATACCAACTGCTGAAAAAGCTGTAACTGCACCACCTAGCCACCATCCCATTCCTTGATAATCAATAGAACTAGGATTATTTCTCATAGTCGTTGGAAATGGCACATGACCATACATATTAGTAGTATTTGCTGCCATTGCCCAAGCAACCCAATTGTTAGATGAAGAAGTGTTCCATTTGTAATAATACCTCTGACATCTTGCTAACTCTACATCATAAGGTAAGTTCTCGAAGTCTGTCGCGGTTGAGCCTGCTTCTAACTGAACGCCTGTGATGTTAATGTAATTAGAAGTGGAGTCTGCTAAATTTGTTTGTCCTACTGCACGATTAGCTGCTGTTAATGATGCCCATGATGTTGCCAAAGTTCCAGATGTATAATTACTTCCAGCAGCTAACCATGTGATAAATTCAAAACTTCTTGCATTGTCGTTATCAAATGCACCCGTGGTATCACCAGCAAATGTTATTGTTTTCTTTTCCCATGTATTAGCACTAGAAATTGTATATGCAGAACAAATATGTCTTATATTATCTGCATCATATAGTTCACAGATATATGTTCCAGTTTTATTTGATTTAACCCAGAATGATGCGGTTAATGATTCTGCATTAGCTGTACCTTTTTTTAGCTGTTGTAAGTTTTGACCTTCCATTGAAGAGATAGATAAAAACAATGCTGCATCTGCTGACAATGATGCTTGTGCTGTTGTATTATCTACTTTGTATGAATTAGCAAACCCTTGACCACTAGGAACATCTGTATCTTGACTAGCTGTAAAAGCATAAGTGCCACTACCTAGTCCAACCCATTTTACTCTGTCTGGAGCATTTGCATATTTTACTGTAACACCTAGACCAGTCTCACTCGTTCCCCTCTGTGCTATCCTCATATCTCCGTTGATGATAAGGTTACGGAAACTTGGTTGGGTTGAGTAGACTGCGCCGTTTTGAGAGAAAGACCCGGTGACAGCAACGCCACTTGAAGTGACGCTCATTACAGTAGAGCCACCAGACTGAATATTAATATTCCCGGTATTATCGGCTGTGGTCTCTAGTCCACCAACTCCACTTGTTTTTGCATTAATGTTAATTGCCATATTATCCCTATGATATTCTTACTATGAGATGCATAAAGTAGTAGGTAGTAAAAATGGTGGTCGAAGAACTGTAGTTAAACTTACCCATAACTCGCCAAGTCCCAGTATAAGGTAATACAGCACTACCAGAAATCGTACTATTAAGAGCATATCCTCCATTAGAACTCTGGGATGATGAGGTGACTATTCCATATGTACCTACACCATTATAAGTAGTAGACGCTCCTGTACCTGGAGGCGTTGCCCAAGTAAATGTACCATCACCGTCAGCACGTAAATATTGAGATGTATTACCGTTACCCGAAACATTTAACTCCGAAGCACCTACTGCATTAGCAGCAATCTCACTAGCACCAACGGCATCGGCTGCAATCTTATCAGCAGTGACAGAGTTAGATCCTAATTTTGCATTAGTGACTGCACTATTAGCTATTTCGGTTGTACCTACTGCATTAGCTACAATTTGTGCATTAGAAGCAGTACCGCTTAAATCACCGCCCATTGTCGGGTCAGAACTAAGAGTAGTCCATGTAGGAGTGCCTGAGCCAGCAGATGTTAATACTTGCCCGTTTGATCCAGCAGCACCATCAACTTGGAAGTTACCAGTAACATTTAGTGTGCCGGATGAAGTAGCTGTACCTGTTAAAGATGTCGTTCCTGTTAATGTAGCCGTACCAGACGTATTAATAATTGTAGTACCCCCGACAGTTCCGCCTGATACATTAATTGCTGTAGCGTTTTGTGTAGCCATTGAACCAAGACCAAGATTAGTTCTTGCAGTAGCTGAATCAGAAGCTCCAGTACCACCATCAGCAACAGCTAGGTCTGTAGCAAGTGTTAAGGAAGAAAGATGAGTAATAGCATCAACCACATTAGTACTATCATTATATAAGTACATGGTTTTACCGGCAGGAATAGAAATACCGGTACCTGTAGAGTTTTTAACTGTAACTGCGTCGGCTAGGCCATTATTAACAATATAGACTTTTTCAATTGCTGGGACTACTAAGTTACGAGCTCCGCCTGATACCCCTGTTAGGTTAAGCCTTAAATTACGAGCAGCTTGTGTTGTGTTAGTATCAGTAAGAGTTAAAGTAACATCAGCACTAGAAAAACTAACATCTTCAGAGCCTGTAATAGCTTCTTCAAGAGCTGTGCCTAAGTTAGTATTAGTTGTTGTGCCCCATGTACCGGATTGTTCACCTGTACCAATGAGTTCTATTTTTAAATCTGAATACGTACTTGCCATAATAAATCCTTGAATTTATGTTATTTTAACTTGATTGTCCTTGCATTGGAATACTTGTGACATAAATAGCCGTATGGCGTTTTTCATTCCAAGCTTCTCCGCAATCAGAACAAGTCCCTGAGTTATATTCTTCTGCATCAACTATCATGCCACAATTAGAACACTCTAATCCTACTTCGTAAGTACATTCTATTTGACCGTCTTCTTTATGTTTTGCATCTACTTTTATCATGCTGCTATCTCCATCCAGTTAGGTGATTGCGCATCATTAACATCTACCCAACCATCAGTTTGTGAATCGTCTATATCTACCCAGTTTGGAGTTTGGTTATCATCTATTTCACTCCATACTAACACATCGCTTGTAAAGCCTGTAGCAAAGACACCGAGTACTAATACATCTGCATTTGCTGTAACTCCTACCGTACCTAGTTCAGTAGTACCTTCTACACCGGTAACATCAACAACTGCGTTCGCTGCTACAGTAACGGTACCCACCGCCATTGTACCAATAACACCGGTAACAATTATATTAGCATCACCTGTAACAGTAACGGTACCCACCGCCATTGTACCAATAACACCAGTAACTAAGACATTAGAATCAGCTTCTACTGTCGCTGTACCAAGCTGTCCTGTTGCTTCTAACCCAGTCACATCGATATAGTTATTTGTAATAAGTTCTATATCGCCTAGTTGACCTGTTGCTTCTACACCTGTGACTACTACATTTGTATCGGCTTCAACTACTGCTGTACCTAGTTGAGTTGTGCCTTCTACACCAGTAACATTTACAACAGCTTTAGCTTCTATGTCTACAGTGCCTGTTTCGCCTGTAGCCTCGTTACCTATTACATCTACATCAGCATCTGCTTCAACTACTGCAGTGCCTAACTGTGTGGTGCCTAAAACACCTATTACATCTACAACCGCTCCAGCTTCTACTGTCGCTGTGCCTAACTGTGTAGTACCTTCTAATCCTGTTACACTTACATTAGCATCGGCAGTAACTACTACACTGCCTGTTTGTCCTGTTGCTTCTACACCTGTTACATTTACAACTGCTTCTGCTACTACAGTTGCTGTACCTAATTGTCCTTGTGCCTGTACGCCGGTTACATTTATAACTGCATCAGCTGTTACTACTGCTGTGCCTAACTGAGTATTACCTTGAACCCCAGTAACAGCAACACTTACACTACCTGCTACGCCCTGTGCTGAAAACGGGGCGCTGGAAAAAGGACTATCAGAAAATAACATTTAGAGCACCAGCCATCTTGATCCTGATGGAACAGTGAACGCTGTGCCACTGGCTACAGTAACAGGTCCGGTGCTCGTTGCGTTATACCCTGAAGGTACCGTGTAATTAATTGAGATAGTTTTATTATTAACAAACACACCATTTGAGGCGACCATCTCTTCGCCTGTTATAGTTCCATCAACTGTGACATCGCCTGCTGCATCTTCATAGACAGCTTTACCTGCAGGATAGACTACAAATACATCTTTATCTCCTGCACTGAAATTAACCAAACTTCCAGAGTTAGAGGATGCTAGAACTGTATCTCGGCTAAGGGTTGTACCTGACGCTGTATAGGTTCCAATACCAACTTCCCACTCATCTCCTTCAGGCAATGTAATTGTGTAATACGTTGTATTACCATTACCAATAACAGAAAATGCATCGAAGTCAGTAACGGCCCCTGCAAGCGTAATAGTACCGGTCCCAGTGGTTACCGAGGTCTCTTTTACTCTGTCTTTTAGAACAAGAGCCATTATAGCCTCCTGATTAGGCTATGCGAATAATAGCGTTGGATGAATCAGCTGTTGGGAATACAACTGTAAAGTCCCCATTAGTTGATGTCTTATCTCCACCAAATGCTAATACTGCTACAGCCTTATCTGATTGAGTATCATTATAAATCAACGCGCCGTTTGCAGTGATTGTTGCAGATGACCATGTTGTGTCTGCAAAGTCTAACCATGCTGTAGTTGAAGTTGAGGTTGGTGTTTGTGCTACAGTTAGCGTATTACCGCCTGCTGAGTAGCCTGTACCTGAAACTTCGTTTGTTACTGTATATGCTGTAGTCGTTGCATCTAATGTTGCTGATGATGTATACAATGCAATTTTAAATGTATCCGCATTAGTACTTCCGCGAGTAACAGTTGTACCAAAAGCATGGATACCATTCAGCAAATCTACCTTAAAGCTTGTTGCCATAGCTTGTGATATTGCCATATTAATTCTCCAAAATTTTAATTAAATCTGAATGTCCTGCTTCTCGCAATCTATTCGCCAATGTAGTGCGGTCGGATTGTACCGCTTGTTTTAAGTAGAACACTAGAGTGTGTCTAATGCTTTCCTTAAATGCTTCTGCTTGATCTCGTATTAATGGGTTAGCTTCTTTACTCACATACATAATTTTAGCTAACGCACGATCTGCAATTTCTTCAGGTGTAAAGCCTCGACCCTCCGTCGTTAATACAGCTACATCACCTTCTAATACATTTCCTTGATTATCAATCATTGTACTTCATACCTTGCTTGCCCACTTCGGTAGGCATCTCGTCTATCTTTACCATCACCTAGTTGTTTTAACATAGATAAGGCTTCTGTATATCGTTGTGTGTAATTTGCAATTACATCAGGTTCTGCTTTAAGATAAGTAGCTGCTTCCAACAAACTTCCATACAATAAAGTAGTATCAAAGTTATCACCCAACCAGCTAGTACCAGCAGTAACGATAGAGGTAGGATAATAAAAATAATGCAACTCAACAGTATAGTTAACGTCGGGCGTAGGACCCAAAATGAAAGTGTTGTCATCAAATATTCCATAGTATTTTGGCTTTCCATAAAATGCTGAATCAGTATCAGGAAAAGACTCCCTAATAAAGTTTACGTCTTTATTTAATAAATAAGTATATTCATTGTTATCATCAATAACAGCTAGGCTATACGTTGCTAACCAATCACTAGGAGTCGTTAAATATTTATTGCCTGATGTCGTATTACCGACTTGGTTACGTCGTAAGTCGGGCAGTTGAACTGTATTAAATATACGTTGTTCAGCTTGCTCAATAAATGTATTTACATCAGTCGTATTAAAACTATTTTCGGAATACGAATTTATTGCTGCCACTAATTGTGTGTAATTCATTACTTATCCTTATGCCATTGGACCGCGAGCTTTTGTACCTTTTGTTGCTGCGCCATTACCGCGTGTTACGACACCTTCAGTTTTAACATCCTTTTCAGGATACCCAGCTGTGTTAGGTGTTGCTACCATTTCTGGTTGCTTATAAGTGTGGTTACAGCCTTTTCTATCTTTATTCATATTATACTCCTTATCGTTTAAAACTGGTCATTGTTGGACCTGAAGGGCGACGAGGTTTTTTCTTCTCATCTTTATTTCTAGGTTTAGGTCCAGTACTTGGTGCCTTCATAGAAGTCATTTTTGGGCCTGAAGGTCCTGCTCTTCGAGTAGGTTTAGAGGCTTTGGTTTTTTTAACCGGCGCAGCTTTAGGTGCTTCTTTTTTAGTAGAACGATTAGCAATAGCTGTGATACCCGCGACAGTAGCTCCTGTTTTTAATGCATCTGCTTTAGTAAAAGTTTTTCTTGATTTAGCCCCAGCTGGTCTACTTGGCCGGCCTCTTTTTGGCGGAGTCTGCTGTGTAATTTTTTTAGTTGGATTACTTGGTTTAGTCCCGGAGTTACTAGTGCTGTTTAACTTCTTAACACTGCCTCTATGCCGAGTAGACTGAATATCCTTGCGTGTGGTAGACCCCGCTTTCGTTCGCGTAGGTTTCCCAGTGCTCCCTTTTTTAATAAGGTCTCTTCCAAATTTTATAGCCCTTACAATTGCCATTTCTTTCTCCTAAGTTGTTGTTATAGTTACAGTTCCTACCTGTCCTTGCCCTTCCAAATCATCTTCTAAACCTTCTAGTGCTAGTGGATTATTCAGACCGACTGGGTTCCAACCATATTGATACTCCCTTTGCTCTTCCAAGTTACTATCAGGTCTAGGATCACGTACTGCTTGTGGGTCTTCGACAGGATACATACCTTGCATGTTTTGTGGGTGGTCAGGCTCCCAGCATTCTTTACATACTTTGATATTAGTATCTTTTGTTTTTATAAACAGGTCTTTTAATTCTTTCAACTTAAACTGAAAACCACAACGGTCACAGTTAGCTATTGAATGTTTACCCGATGTATATCTACGAGCCATTATCTAACCACCTGTGTTTTCTTTCCTTTTAATGAAAGTTTTAACACTCTCAACCACAGCTTTATATACTTTTTATTTTTATGTTTTACAGCGGCTGAATATAGCTTTTTAATTAGCTTTTTCATGACGCCTCCTATATATGCTGATAACGGGGTGCAAGTCTTAAATCAGCTTTTTCTCTGTCTTCAGTAGATGCTAACGCCCACTGTTCCTCATATTCTGCTTTTAGCATCTGCATTCTATCTGCTGCACCTGGTATTTTTAAACTTAAATAATACGCTAATCCTGCAACTAAACAAGGGTAAAACCTAAATGGTATTTCTTGCGTATTAACGCCGCTACCTGCATCATCTAATCTTTTCATTTTCCAGTATACAAAAGTGTAGTCGTTATTATCAGGCATGGGCCATACATTAATGGAAGGTTGAGTTACTTGCCTGTTTATCCACACTTGTATAGGTCTGCCTGTACTATTTTTATTAGGTATTGTTCCCCAAGTAGGAGCAGATATTCTTGATATATTAATATCAGATTGTGTAGTTCCTGTTCCTGTTCTAATAACTTGTTCAATAAGGTCAATAGTATCTGTAGGTAAATTATAAGTTTGAGTACCTTCAGTTAGAGCAATAGAACCTTCTTCGATCGTCCAAAGATTAACGCCTCTGTTTGCCCATTCTGCTGTAAGCAAATTTAAACTGCGTCTTGCAGTTCTTAAATCATACCCAGTTCTAAGTTCAGCGCCACATCTTTCAAATGCTTCTTCTACAATCTCGTTGAGATCTGGATTAAATGTTGTTGTCCCTGATGTAGTCATTACATTTCCTTTTCAATGTTTCTAATTACAGTGCATTCTTCTGTTATTACATGTGTATGTACTGTTGACTCAACTGAGTCCATATAATCCCCGCCAACAAATGCAGTGGCTAAAGCAAGACAACTAATTACTATTTCTTTGAAAGCCATTATGCTTTCTTCCTTGTTGTCTTACGTTTTAATGGTGCTACTCTTCTTGGTTTACCTGCTGGCTGTCCAAGACTTTTCTTCTGCGCTACACGTGACTTCTTTTCAGCGGATGTCATCTCTCCTGATGTTTTAGGAGTTTTGCTAGACACTCTTTTACTAGGTCTGCAATAAGGAGTACCACGAGACTCCCCTTTCTTTCTGCCACATGCTTTACCGGTTCTAACATCTTTCCAATCCTCTTTGAACCAGCGTTTTAGTGCGGCACCTTTAGCTGTCTTTCTGACCGCCATTATTTTTTACCTTTATTCTTCCTGCACTTCGCTATTGCACCTGATGCATATGCACTAGGAAACACTTTATATGATGATTTTACTTTGTGGTAGCAAGCATCTTTCACACTACCGCCTTTTTTAAAAGCAATAGGCTTCTTCATAGCCTTGCCCATACCTCTACATTTCATCATATCATGCGACCTTTTGTTTTACCTTTTTTACAAATACCGTCGCGTTTACATTTTTTAACCATACCGCCTTTTTTGTAGTTACCGGTTAGCATATCTATCGTGTTTTCATATTCTTCTTTTCGTTTTTTTCGTGAGTCTCTTGTTGTTTTTTTACTTTCTTTTGGTGGAGTTCTCATTTCTTCGAGCTCTTTTACTCTTTTCTTACCGGCGCGTTTACCCCCAACAATCTTTTTAGGGTCTTTATCCATTATTTTTTTTAGACGTGTCATTTGTCTAAGAATTGCTCCTGCCGCCATAATTATTTTCTCCTTTTAATCTTTTTAGTTTTACTAAACTCTTTACCTACTTTAGTAGGCACCCCAACTTTTTTAGCAAACTTAGGATTGTTAGCCACAGCTTGCATAAACTTTAATTGCTTTTTACTTTTTGCTGGCATTATTTCATCCAATGGGCTACTATATAAGAGATAAACGCGCCAATACCGGCAGCTATCCAAATAATAACTTTCCATCCGCCTCTTATTTCATCCATAGCTTTATCTATCTTATCAATTTTTTGTTTGACATCTTTCATATCTTTTATTAAATCGTCGATATCTTTTTGCATATGTCCAATAGCTATAGAGTGCTCGCCTAGTTCTCTTTCTGTACTCATTTAACATTTCCACCTTCTACGCGCTTGGCGTAATCTTGAGTTAGGGTCTTTAGCTGCTTTTGGAAAGTCTTTCATTTGCCCTGCTGATCTTGCACAAAATGACTTGCGTCGCTTTGCGTCTTTAGAACCAGGTTTAACTTTTCCAGTAACAGCTGTCTTTAATTTAGAGCCTGGGTTAGCTTTACGGTATGCTTTAACACCTTTCTTAGTCATACCAGCACCCTGCTTGGTCGGGCGAAAGTTACCCGACTTCACAGAAGTTTTGATTCCCATGCCTTTTTTCTTAGTTGTTTTCTTTTTCTCTGCCATCAGACACAATCTCCGAGTGCTTCGAACCTTCTTCTATTTTCTGAAGTTGTTTTATTCTCGCTCGGTATTTTTTCTGCGAGGTTAGTATCTTCATTTTTTGGTTCAGGTTCTTTATCCATTTTAACATTTTAACTATGAAATATTGTCACCGCCGTAACGTTTGTCAAAGTGCAGTGAATTTGATTAGTAAATAAAATGCCTTGGTCAGGAATAATCACGTCAGATTGTCCTACACCTGCTGGAGTTTTTAGCTCTAACAATGTAGCACCTGACGCACCGTCTTTAAATACAATAGAACCTGCTGTAGCCGAGGAAATATAACTCAAACCTCTTAAACGAGCTCTATGATTAACGACAGTATCAGGAGAATCTGCTGCAACAAAGACTGATGCTTTTATATCAGATTGCATTATATTCTCCTATTATCCGGCTGAAACGTTTAATACACCTGAGTTATTCCATAGTTGACCTGCAACTGATGGATCTGATGTTGGTAGTCCTGAAAAGATAACTGCGCCTGTTGCGGTTATTGTAACTGCTGTTACATTACCTGTAACTGCGCCTGTAAATCCGTTGTCTGATACAACTGGACCTGAAAAGGTTGTTGTTGCCATTTGAATTTTCTCCATACAAAGTTAAGCTTATCCGTCGTGTATGCGTCTGCTGGGGCAGTCTGATAAGCTGGATGTTCCCAGATAGTTAAATCATACTCTATTTATTGTTTAGTTTCAACAAAAAAGGGGCGCTAGGCCCCTTAATTTAATATGAAATTAATTACTTGTTCATAACGTACATAGTTACTTCGAAGCCAAATCTCATTTCAGAAGCTGCAGGTGTTGTCCATGCCATGATAGTTCTCCTTATAAGTTAAATTTCAGCATAGCTGATAAAGGTATATTACCACGTAAGGTAATCAATACCCTAAGTATAATCATGAGTTGTAGGTAAAAGTGAAAAAGCCCAGCGAGAGGGACTGGGCTTTTCCGAGGAGGGTACTTACAGATTAAGCACCTTGAGAGCCCCACATGCCGAGGGGATCTGACCAACCAAATGAATAACGCTCACGAGCTTTGTAACGTACGTTACCTGTGTCGAAGTCGCCGTCCATAGATGTAGTTAATGGAGTACGAGTAAAGTGCTTCATACCATTAGGTACATCAGTTGTTAAGAAGTAAGCATCTGTATCAGTTAAGAAATGATTAATGCTATAACCTTCTGGAATCGCACCATTAGATTTGATTGCGTTGAGGTCGTTATCAGCAGTAGCTACACGTAGCTCTGTTTCTAATAGACGAGTCGCAACGAATTGCAATGATGGTGGGATAATTAATTTACGTGGTTTAGCAGCAATTAATAAACCTCTTTCATCTGTCCATGCTGCGATTTGAATCACTGCATTTTCTAATGAAGTTTCGTTTAAGTCGGCAGCAACTGCCTGTGTATTGCTGTTTGTACCACCAGATACTAATGGATGGTCTGTAGCAAATAATGTTTTACCATCACCGCCTGTAGGACCACCAGAGAAGCCACTGTTAAGAACGTTAGCAGCTTTCACTTGTTTTGTGTTAGCCATTGAACGTGCTAATGCTTTAGTGTAACGAGCAGATAAAGTGTCGTAGAGGTTATCTTCAACAGCTTCTTCTGTTAGTGAGAAACCTAAAGCGATGGTTTCGTGGTTGTATCTAGCTGTCCAAGCTTCTTGTGCATTGTCATAAGCGATAGCAGAACCTTCGCCTTTAACAGGTGCATTACCGAAACCTGAAAGTTTTGTTTCTTCTTCAAAACTACGCTCTGAAGTTTCAGATTCGTAGATTTCTTTGTGCTCTTCACCATAACGCTGATATTCCATACCGAATAAAGCATTAAGGCCAGGAAGCAACTCTTTTAATAACTGAGCTCTTGAAATTGCCATGTTTTATTCTCCTATTAAATACCTGTTGCGTTGTTGTAAGAATGTTGTGTTCCATTGAACTTAACTAAAACGTCAGTCTTAGCGTCGCCCACTGCTGAACCTGGTGCATTTACAAAGTCTACAATTCTAAATGCAGCTGCTGTTGTTACAACAGTCGCGTCTAGTGCAACATTAGAGTTACCGGTTACTGTAGAACCTGTTGATGTAGATTGAACTGCAGCTAGAGGGGCATTAGCTCCTAAACCTGTTTGGTCAATCGCACCGTCAGCTTGTACTTGGAATACAACGTCTGGATCGTCCACAACGTAAGCCACAGCGTCTGAAGCTACTGTACCAGCTGGCCAATATTGTGAAAATAGTTTTTGTTTTGTGCTTGGGTCTGTGTAAGACACGCCAACGAATACTCCAACCGTCCCTGCTGGGAATGGTGAAGCTGCTGTACCAATAGTAGTTACAATCTCGAGTACTCCAGCTGCTACGATTGATACAATAGTTCCGTTGTAGATGTTTACATTATACCCAGACGCAATTGGAATTTGACGAGTAGAGCCAGCATAAGGCTGACCACCAATCAAATTTACGGCTTTTAACCCGTAAGGTGCGGCTGTTGATGCCATAATATCATCTCCTTAAAGAATTATTTCTTCCCAAAAGAGGTAGTTGATTTTTTATCAGAGAATAGAGGCATTCTAGGGTCATTCTGTCTCATGAGGTTGTTATCAACCGCTTTTTCTTGAGCTTCAGCTTTTTCTCTAAAATACGTATTTCTTTGATCAACCATCTCTTGTGGCATTTTACAAAGTAAGAGTCCTCCAATTTCAATAGCATCTGCATATTGAGAATTAGGATTTCTCGGTAAATTTACTTCTGGGTGTTCTGAATGTTTTACAGGTTCCCATCCTTCACGCATACGAGAGGACACATTTAAATTATCCGCTTCATTAGCGAGCGATACCCGAACCCACCTATATGCCCAACCCGGTTGTTGTTTGACTTCCGGTAAAAGGGACGGTGGTGCCCATTGTTTAGTTTCTTTGACTTCTCGTGTATCTATTTCTCTATTTTTGCGGTTATCCATTTGCGTTCTCCGTTTTAATTAATTCGCGTGCATATTGCTCTGGAGTTAGCTTGAATTTCTTTGCTAAAGCTAACTGTGTCTTAGTCAATCTAATCTTTTTAGGACCAGTTGACCGTGTTGCTGGAGCAACTACAGTAGAAGGTTTGCGTTGAGGCTTCTCCTCAATCGATTCAGATTCCCCGAAATATTCTGGGAAGCGTTTATGCATCGTTTCATCTATACGATGGTAGTAGTCGTCAGAAGTAGGATCAACTCCTTGTCTGACAAGATTTTCATGTACGCCTAGAGCTAAACTTGTCATTTCAGCATCGGTCCCAAACCAAGTATTTTTTTGCTGCCAGTTTTGTGCTTTGGCGTCTGGTTCCGGGTAAGTTGGCTGTACTTGTTCTTTCGGTAACTGTACCTCATTTTCTTCTTTTTGTAAAGTATATTGAGGCTTAATTAGTTCTGCTTGTGATAATTTAAACTGCGCATCATTCATTTTAGACTGTGCTTCAATGATTTTATCAGTTTCACCAGAATCATAAGCTTCTCTATATTCTTTTTTAGCTACTGCTAATTCAGAAGTATATTTATCTTTTAATGTTTTAAGATAGTCTTCTTCACCTGTTGATAGAGTTGTTTTGAGTTTTTTGTTCTCTTCGATAATCGCTTGAGCGTACCGAACAGCCTCATCACGCTGGCGTTGTTCAGCTTCTTTTGCACGTCTTTCGTCATGCCAAGCTTTCTTCAACTGAGCCATACGCTCTTTCACACGAGCAGAGTAGTCTTCTAGTGTGTCGTTTTCTAACTCTTCTTTAACCTCTTCAGGTAAAGGGTCTCTATTTCGATCTTGCGGAGGTGTGTCATCTTCCTCTTCAATTTCAAAATCTAGGGCTTCCTGTTTTGGTTTTGTTTCTTTTTCAGGCTCTTCTGCTTTAGCTTTCGCCGCCGCTTCATAATCTTCTTTGTCTTCCTTAAGCTCTACTTCTTGACTTCCGTCGTCGTCCTTAAGCTCGTCAGGAACCTCGTTAATAATTTCTGCCATCTCTAATCTCCTTATGCGCGTTCGTAGCCGCGGGGGTCATCAACCACTGCTTCTACGGCGTCGTCGTTCAAAATACGAAACTCTTTACCATGAATCTTGATACGAGTTCCAGAATATGCTCTAGTGATTACGAAGTCGCCTTCCTTACACCAAGGCCCTGTGGGAAATCTGTCTTCGTCTTTATAAGCCATATCTCCCATTTTTAAAACAAACAATACCACTGTTGAATGTTCTTCTAGTGATTTTGTTTTGTCTGATTTTAATATACCGCTCTGATACTTCTCCTCAACATTAGGCACAGCACATAAAAGTCTGTAACCCTTTACTTCAGGGAATTGAGTCGGTTTTTCTTCTTGTTTTGGCTCTTCTGGTATTACTGCTTTACCATTCAAACCTACAACTTTATTGTCGGGTGTTATGATTTCACTCATCGTCATCCCCCATTTCTGTTTTTCTTGCAAGCGTAGCGACTAATGATTGAGCGATATGAAATCCGCGAATAATGCCACATGCGTGCATATACTGTGCATGTTCCTCGGCTCTCCCCATGCATAAATCGTCTTTAATGCGTTGCTCTTCCTCGCCTAATTGTTGGGCTAGAAGGTTTAAGACCTCGTCCATTTATTCTCCTTTCGGTTTAAGTTGCGACTGTTGTCGTAGTTGTTTGTCTTGCTGTACTGCTTGCGCTCCGAGCTTAGTACCTTCTATAAACTCTTTTGCGTCAAGGTCTTTTTGCTTATTCACTGCATCAGCACCAAGCTTGGCACCGGCGATTCTTTCTTGTGAATCAAGTTTTAGTTTTTCAAGGTCAAGTTTAGCTTGTTCCAATACAGTATCTGCTTGCATTTTCTGAGCTTTGGCTTGAGCCTCCATTTCCTTAATCTGTAGTTCTTTTTGTTGCATCTGAATAAGCGGATCTTGTTGTTGCTGTTGCGCTTGTTGTTGAGCTATTTCAGCTCTATTTTTATCCATGAGTTGTTTAGCAGCACGAGCAGCCAATCTTGAAACGTCCACTTCAATATCTTGCGGTAATGTTTCGTTTGGTGCTGGAAGAGGTACGCCAAGTTGTTCTTCAATCTGACGTCTATATTCAAATGCTAAATGTTCTGCTATGTGTGCTTCAATAGCAGCTCCAACTACTTGTGCTTTTGGGCTTTGTCCTACAAGTTGCGCTAGTTTTGGATCATCTTTAAATGTCATGTGTGCTGTAATGTGTGCTTCATGGTCTTGGTATATAAATGCCTTGACAGGCTTACCATTAATAAGATTCATATTTTCACTAACAGGGTCTGTAGGCTTAATATCTTCTTTGTTAGGTATAAGCTTGGTGACGTTTTTCACGCCTAATACTTCTAGCATTTGACGATTAAGTTCTGGTAAGTCATAAATATCTGGATTAGCTTGAGCTAACTGCATAACTGCTTGATATTGCACAACTTTTTGTGACATGGTTGCAGCATTAGGATCAGATACCGGGATAACCTCAACCATGTCATAGTCGCTTCGTTTAGCTTCTTTGCTCCCTGTTGCTGGGTCGTATGAGTAGTCTGCAGGCGTGTAGTCTTTTATGATAGTTTTAAGCAATTTAAATTCTTGCTTCATTGCATAGTGAATGCGACTCTGGACTGCAGACATGACTTTCAGTGTACGCTCGAGAATAGCAAGTGTAGTTCCTACAGGTGCTTGAGCGGACATATCTGAAACTTTTAAATCAGCAGCCGACGCGAACCGACGTCCTTCATCAATAATCTGATTCATTAACATATTTAGAACTTGTGAGGGTTCTTTGTAAGGAAGTGGTAAAATGTTATCTCGTATAGTACCGGAGGGTACGTCAACATCACGGAACTCTGCAGGAGAAATTGGTGTATCATCACCTTTGATGCGTAATCCTCTAGATTTGAAACCACCAGGAAGATTAGATAATGTACCCGCGTCTACCAATTGCCTTAATATCATTGTGCCTGATTTTGCAAATGCTCCAATCAAATGAATCAAGCCGAAGCAATAAAATCCAAATCCTGGCACATATCCATAATGCACGAAATGCTGGCGCTTTTGCTTCTTCTTATCGTCCGGATTCCAATTACGTCTAATTGCTAGAATAGTTGATGTTGATTTTTCAATGGTTACAACATAAGGTAATGCAATACCTGTAGGCTCCCCATCTTGCTCATCTTCATATCCTTCTAAGTCAAGGTCAACATGCATTTCAAGAAGTTTAAATCTGTCATCAGAGGTAGCACTGAACCCCATCTTCTCTGCAATCTTTTTCTCAACTTCGTCTAAGTCATAAGTAGGCTCACCTAAATCAACATCTTTATAGAACCCTGCGACTTGTAGTTTGCGTAATTCGTTCTGTGTCTTACGCATGACGTGTGTAACTCTTTCAGCGGATTCCAAGTCTGAAGCACCGTATGGCACTACGATGTCTTCAGCTGGAATATACATAGAGACTTGTCGCTCTAAACTTGGGTCGTAATAAACTTTCTTGAACGCATTACCCGCTAACCCTAAACCCCATAACATTCTTTCATGTTCAGGTCTGTATTCCACCATCTTTTCAGTCAACTGAAAATTCATGTTTTCTTGTACACGTGCAGAAGCCTCTTTGTTCTCTGTAGTCTCTTTACCAATGATTTGTGTTTTGACGGGGCCCGCTGCAGGGAAAGTTTCAGTCATTGTTTCTGCTTGGAATTTGACTAGCGTTTCTGTCATGAGTGGATGATACACATTACACGCGCCTTGCCACGGTTCTGAACGGTCTTCTAATTTAAGACCTAATAACTCTAATCCGTCAACATAAGTATCTAGCCAATCTTTTCTTGAAGTAATATCACCCTCATAATCTTCTATTAAATCACTAGCTAGGTTTTCTAAAAGTGAGTCTTCCATCTCTTCTGCTAGGTTTTGATTAAACTCATCATCTGCCATCGCGTCAGGGTCGATTACAATTTCCATCCCACCTGCGTTAATACTTACCGACTCTGGGTCTTCGATTTCTATTTCTAAATCAGGTTCATCGAGCGCCGCTTCTTCCATCCCCATCGGAGCTGCATACAACCCTTTATCTATATTGTTATTATCTTGTGCCATAATGTTTTCCTATATTGCGTACAGCCTTTTCTGGCTTGCACTTTTAAAATAAATAATGTCGTCTTCTTCATCAGAAGGTAATCTAATAAAGCCCCCTTGTCTAAACCGCATCAATGCCAAAGTCGTTGCATCAACTAAGTCATCGTTAGCACCAGACGGGAAATCGTTACATTCCTCGATTACTTCGTGTGCCCATCTTCTATCAGGCGCCCATACAATACCTGAACTAAATAAGTCCGATACTGCATTTACCCTGCTGATCTTGTCTTGGCCTTTCCCTGGAGTAAACTCACCCACTGGAATCCCCATACGTCTAAACTCTTGGTAAAGTGCAGCACCGTTTGACTTTTTCTCTACAACAAATGCGTCAGGCTCCCATTCTTTATACTCTTCAAGACAAAGCTCTTTGAGTTCTGGAAACTCTAAACGTTTTTTAGTTGCATTTAACAGTATTATATTATAATTATCTGTTTCTTCGTTTAAAAACACGCCCCAAACTAACAATGCATTATAATCAGCTCTATTATTTGCTTCTTGCGCAGCATCAAGCGTCATAATTATAAACTCACAGGGCGGAGGGTTTTCTTCTTCCCATATGTTCCACCATTCTCTTTTAATTAACGCACCTTCTTCTGATACTGGGTTTTGCATGTACTGCGCATTCCAATACCTTATATCTAATGCCGCACGTCTTGCTCTTAATTCTTCTATAGACCAGAACTCAGGCCACAGTGGTACTTCTTCTCCCTTATCTTCTAGTATTGCAGGGAACTCTACTACTTCCCAGTTATCTACATCATCATTCTTAACCATTTGGTTAACAATCTGTCCAGTGAGGTCTAGCTTAGACCACCGTGTCATTACAACGACAATAGCGCCTCCGGGCATAAGCCTTTGAAGCGGCCCTGACTGAAACCATTCCCATGCTGGCAAGAATACGTCTGGCTTTCCAAGCTTGGCGTCTTGCTCTGAGTGTGGGTCGTCGATAATAAATAAATCTGCACCACGGCCGGCGAGAGCACCACCAACCCCAATAGCAAAATACTCACCGTTGTAGTTCGTACCCCACCTAGAAGCCGACTTACTATCCGCTTGCAAGCTGACATCAGGGAAGATATCCTTGTACGCGTCGGACCCCACAAGATTTCGCACACGACGACCAAAATTAACTGCGAGGTCAGCCGTATGGGAAGCCATAATAACTTTCTTAGCTGGGTGCTTACCCAAAAACCAAGCTGGAGCAAGGTACGAAATAAGCTCAGACTTACCATGCCTAGGAGCGATATTAACAATAACGCGTTTTCTTTTACCTTCTGCAATTTCTTCAAATAATTTTGCCAACCTAGCATGATGCGCACCTACTTTATAGTCTGGATAGACGTGTTTAATAAATTCTAAGAAGGTCTTCCCTCCTGCTTGCTTCACTAACTCCGCTTTATACTTAGTTAATAGCTCTAAATTCTTTCGCCGCTCACTTTCTGACATAGTAGGCAGAGCTTTTTCTAGAATTGCCAGATCTTTTGCACTAATCATCATATTAGAAGATTAAAGTGATTAAAAATATAGCAACTACTGCACACGACACTGCCCAAGCGCGTTCGTCTCCTTTATTCATCATCATCCTCCACGATTTCACCCTCTATTACTTTGCCTTTTAGCTCTTCTATCGTCTTTTTAAGCTCATCTTCTAGCTCTTTACCAGTTTTATTAATGTGTGTGACCTCTGTTTTCTTCTTAAATGCATCAACACCATCTATCTCACCTATTTTAGTCCACGCTGATATGCGGTCTTTAGGATTTGTTGCGGTTGCCGCTTCTTGTAGTAGTCCGTTAAGTACTGAAAGCTTGATATCAGACAGCTCTTCCGTCACCATATGGCTGGTTTGAGCAACAAGCCCTGCTAGGTAAGCTATTGTTTCATTAGGATAATTCTTATAATCCACTTTAAGATTGGGATTCTCCATGATTTCCTTCGCAATCTCTTCAGCATCCTCAATTTCTTCAGTCGTAGGCTCTAATGTGTTGCCATTTAGATCACTAATCTCTTTAATAGTATGGCTGCGAATCTCAAGTTCTTCGCTCGGGGTGAGCTTAGGTGTAGTGTGCGAGTTTTTTGCAGGTATAGGAATATCGTCATCAATTTTAGGCATCATAACAATGCTATCGAATGACTCGTCAACAGTATCTAGTAGTCGTTTTTGGTCTGACATGTGTCGCTGTTTACACCTTGTGATTAAAATTTGTGCAGCTATGCGACGAAGTATATCTTAAATAAAATTAAGATACAAGGTATATGCAAAAAATGCCTAATAATGAGCCAGCAAAAAGACTATATAAAATAATAAGTAGTGTTTCCATGCCCGTATTGTATCCAGATTTATTTTCTCATGTGGTAG